GCCGCACTCTTTGGGCTTTGCGGACAAGCCCTCACGAATGACCAGTGCCAGCTTGCGCCGCACATAGTCGTCATAGCCTAAAATCACATCAGCCACAGTCATTCCCTTTCAATGGCTAGTTTGGTTAGAAAGCCCGCTGTTTGCGCAGCGGGTTTTCGCTTTTTGGGGACTCAATCGGCCCCATCGCTTTGCGCACGCTACGCGCAGAATAGAAAGACCCGCTGTACAAGCCGGGCAAAGCCGCGCCGCGCCCGGAGTCATGGGCGATTCGCTTGGCATGGCGGAGGAGAAGCACTTACGCAGCCCCCGTGTTGGAGGCGAGTTCGGGCGATGCGTCTGCGGTCTTCTTGTCTGCCAGAGCGATCAGCTTTGCTGCGGCCTCTGCTCCGCTGGCAACATCGCCCGCTTCCCAACGTGAGATGCGCGACTGGTTCACGCCGATGGCGCGGGCAATCTCGGCCTGCGACATGGTGCGCCGAAGTGCTGTCAAAGCGTCTTTAATTTGGCTCATGATGCGATTATGCGCCAACGCATCGTTATACGCAAGTGCCTCGCCTGCCATCGGCCACCTGTTACTTGTTGTTGCAATAAATCATACGGTTTCGCATCGGAACAATGCACTCTCGCTTGACTATGCTCATGCGGCAGTGCATAATTCTCCCCATGCCACCCACACCGGGCGGCCAACAGGAGAGACAGGATGGCAATTCAAGGCACAACATTCACCGTTGCAGGCACCAGCGACTACCCAGTGTGCGACTGCTGTGGCAAGAGCAATCTGACCCGCGCGGTGATGGTTCGCAACGAGTGTGGCGAAGAGTTCAACGTGGGCTGTATCTGCGCTTCCAAGGTGCTGCGCCAGCGCTACCAGGGTAAGAAAGTGAAGCTCAGCACTGCCGCCGTGATTTCCATTGGCAAGGCGGCCAGTGCCAGCAAGGAATGGAAGGAGCGCAACGGCTACGGATCGCACAGCTTCCAACTGGTGGCGGCGTGAAAGTAACAGACTTCAAAGCCCGCCGCAAGGCTGCGGAGCACGCAAAGTACACAGCCCTAGTAATGGGTGCCTGGGAGCGATTGAACCCTGGCGAAAAGCAAGCCAAGCGCGTTGGCAAACCATCAACGCTGGACACCGATCCCGATGTGCGCCGCAAGGCCAAGTCGGCTCTGTAACCCCGCCCGGCCTGAACGCCGCCGTCACCAAGGAGAGACAGGATGGAGCAGAAAGCAGCACACACGCCAGCGCCGTGGCACTTCAAAAAGCTCGCCGTGCACGATGGCGGCCACGTCGTCATGTTCACGGCTCAGAACGGCCAGCGGACGCACCGGCTCGATTGCGCAGGCGAATTCAAGGAGGCGGATGCCCGCCTGATCGCCGCAGCGCCCGAACTGCTTGCAGCGTTGGAAACGGCATATATGGCCTTGATCGGCTATCTGCCAGCGCACCGCAACGACGTTACCGACGCCGCCATCGGTGCGGCCCGCGCTGCAATCACCAAGGCAAAAGGCGGTGCAGCATGAGCAACAGCACCAAAGCTGTAGCAGCCGCGCTCGCAGCAGCGCTGCTTGCCGGCTGCGCCACCGCACCAGGCGGTGCGAATTACGCGCCCATGGTCGACACCGGCGCGCGCATAGGCGTGTACGAGCAAGACCTGGCCGAGTGCCAGTCCTACGCTCAGCGCGTTGCAGGAGCCAGTGAAGGCGCCGCAGCCGGCGCGGTGGGCGGCGCCATCGTCATTGGCCTGCTGTCGGCCGTGCTTGGCGGCGGCGGGCATGGCCGCTGGGCTGCTGCAGGGGCAATCAGTGGCGGCTTGTCGGGCGCTGCCGCAGGCGAGGCCAATCAGCGCGCCGTGGTTGTGCGCTGCATGTCTGGCCGTGGTTACAGCACGCTCAATTAAGGAGACGGATATGAACAAACTGCACCCCGCCTTCACCGCCGCGCTTGCGCCATTCGCGCCACCGCAGTCCGAAGTCCATCGAATCATCAGCGAGGCCGATCTGCTCGAAGCCGACCGCGCCCGCAACGTCAACAAGGCCGAGCGCCTGACGCAACTGGCTGCCGAACGCGATCTGGATCAGCAGATTCAGCACCAGGACGAATGGGGGTGGCGCAAATGAGCGCCCAGCACCGCGCCTGGCTGGCTGACCAGGCCGACAAGCTGCGCGCCACCGCTGCGCACGACGCCCGGCACTGCGCCGGCATCAACCAAGAGCTGGACGCCTGGGCCAACCCGGCCCCGGCAGTCACCCAAGCCGCCGCGCGCCTGCGCAGCATCAACAACGAGCGCCGGCTGGCGCGTGAGCTCAACAGCCAAAAAAAGGAGCAAGCATGACCGACAATATCACGATCAGGCACCGTTACACCGATGCAGTGCTGCTTGAATACCAGCCCACCGCAGAGCAGCAGGCAAGCGGGCTTGCGATGCTGGCGGCGCTGGAGACCGCTGTGGCGTGCGGAGCCAACCTGCGCGGGGCCAACCTGGAAGGGGTCAACCTGAGCTGGGTTAATCTGGATGGGGCCAACCTGGAAGGGGTCAACCTGCGCGGGGCCAATTTGTGTGGGGCCAATCTGGGCGGTGTCTATTTGGGCGGGGCTAATCTGGATGGAGCTAATTTGCGCAGGGCCAACCTGGAAGGGGCCAACCTGGAAGGGGTCAACTTGCGCGGGGCCAACCTGGAAGGGGTCAATTTGCGCGGGGCCTACCTGGACGGGGCCTACCTGGACGGTGCCAACCTGGACGGGGTCGAACTGGACGGGGCCAAAATGGAAGTGGCCGACCTGCGCGGGGCAAAACTGCGCGGGGCAAAACTGGACGGCAAAAAATTAGTCGGAACGCGCCCCATCATGACGATGGGCCCGATTGGATCGCGCGCCGACTACTTTTTGGCCTACCTGACGGACGCTGGCGTGTACCTGCAAACCGGGTGCTTTTTCGGCTCGGTCGATAAGTTCCGCGCCGCCCTAAAAGATGAGCACGGCGACAACGAGCACGCGCAGGAGTACGCCGCCGCGCTGGAGTTGGTCGCGTGTCACGCCAGGCTGTGGGCTGCCAAGGAAACGCAACCTGCCGAGGTGGCCGCATGAACACCGTCCGCCCACTTTACCCAGTCAAGCGAACCGGCCTGCGCGACCATGGCGGGCTGGAAGCCTTTCGCCAGCGCCAGCACGAGCGGATGCGCCGCGCCGGCTGGCCGGTGCCGAAGGAGCGCAAGCCATGAGCCGTGACCACTGGGCCGTCTGGCTCACCTTGATCCTGTGCGTGCTGGCGTTTGTGCTGAGCGTGGTTTTCATGCCCGGCCCCAGCGAAACCGAAGCCGCGCAGGACACCGCTGCCGATTTGCAAGAAGCCCCGCAGCAGGCGCGCGCCGAAATCCACCAAGCCCAGGCGCTGGCGCTGCTGGCGGCCAGTGGGCACAAATGACCAAACGAGGAAAACCATGAGCAACATCGTCAAGCACGAACCCCGCCTGCCGGCCCTGCAAATGGACGAGCAGGAGCTGATGCAGGTTCTGCAATCAAGCCTCTACCCCGGCGCATCGCCGGCCAGCATCAAGATGGTTCTCGGCTACTGCAAGGCGTCTGGGCTCGATCCGATGCAAAAGCCCGTGCACATCGTCCCCATGTGGGACAGCAAGGCCGGCGTAATGCGCGACGTCATCATGCCGGGCGTCGGATTGCACCGCACGCAGGCCGCGCGCTCCGGTGAATGCGCAGGCGTCTCCGAGCCCGATTTCGGCCCGGACACGACCGAAACCCTGGGCGGCCAATCCATCACCTTCCCGGCCTGGTGCCGCGTCAGTGTCAAGCGCCGCCTGCCCACGGGTGAGGTCGTCGAGTTCACCGCCAAGGAGTTCTGGAAAGAGAACTACGCTATCAAGGGCGGCAAGGAAAAGAGCATCGCGCCCAATGCCATGTGGACGAAGCGCCCCTACGGCCAGATCGCAAAATGCGCAGAAGCCCAGGCGCTGCGCAAGGCGTTCCCCGAAGTCGGCAGCCAGCCAACGGCCGACGAAATGGAAGGCAAGACGCTGGACGCGGGCGAGGTGCAAATGGTGCCGCAGGCCATCGCCCAGCCCAAGTTCTACGACGGCGCCAAGTTCGACCACAACCTGCCCAAGTGGGCCGACACGATCCAGACCGGACGCAAGACCGCCAAGGACTACATCGACTTCGCCGCTACCCGTGGCGAGCCCTTCACCGAAGAGCAAAAGGCCCGGCTGCTGTCCATAAAAGCCGCGCCGCCGGCCGACGAGGTGCAGGACGTGCAGCCCAAGAACGAGGCCGCGCCCACCGTCACCTATGCCAATCTGGCCGGGCGTTTGCAAAACGCAGCCAGCCTAGACGAGCTGGACGAGATCGCCACCCTGATCGGCGCGGTCGAGAACCCGCAGCATCGGCAGGAACTGGCTGAAATTTACAGCGACGCCCAGGACAGCTTCGCCTGAAAGGAATCGCCATGGCGATAGATATGGATCACATCAGAACAGCGCTTTCATACGACGCAACGTCTGGCCGTTTCACTTGGCTTGTAAACAAAAAAGGGCGCTCGGCGCGCGCCGGGGCGGAAGCTGGGTGCACGCGCTCGGATGGGTACGTGTCAATCACGATCAATGCTGAACGGCACTACGCGCACCGTCTCGCGTGGATGTTCGCTGTAGGCCAAATTCCTGATGATATGGAAATAGACCATATCGACCACAACCCATCCAACAACAGGATTCAAAACCTGAGGTTGGTTACCAGGTCTGGAAATAGAAAGAACAGGTCACGCGACTCAAGGAATAAATCCGGCATCAACGGCGTGCACTGGGCGCCGCACGCAAAAGCATGGTGCGTACAGGTCAGAAGCGAGAGAAAGACCAGGCACATCGGTTATTTCAAAAGCCTGTCCGATGCGCGCCACGCGAGGATCAAGGCAGAAGATGGCCTTGGATTCCACGCAAACCACGGAGCAACGAAATGAATATTCAAACCAGAGAGATTCACCCTGTCACGCAAGGGTCTGATGATTGGAGAAAGCTGCGTGGTAGCCGCTTCACGGCGTCTGAGGCCCCCGCCGCCTTAGGGATGAGCAGGTATGTCAGTCGAGCCGACCTGCTGCACCAAAAAGCCACCGGCATTACCAAAGAGCCAGACGACGCAACTCAAGCTCGTTTTGATCGCGGGCATCAAGCCGAACGTTCGGCGCGACCCCTGGCCGAAAAAATCATCGGGGAAGAACTGGCTCCGTTGACGATGACTGCCGATGTGGACGGTCTTGCTTTGCTTGCGAGCATGGATGGCATCACCATGGAAAACGACATCGTTTGGGAAACAAAGTTGTGGAACCAAGAGTTGTCCGAAGCGGTGAAAACCGGTGATCTGCCAGAGCACTACACGATCCAAATGGATCAGCAGTTGCTGGTCAGTGGGGCGAGTCGGTGTTTGTTCACATGCTCCGACGGCACGCCTGAACGCACCGTGCATTGCTGGTACGAAACGAGCCCTGAGAAGGTGTCGCGCCTGATTGCGGGCTGGGATCAATTCGCCTCCGACCTCGCCGCCTACGTCCCCGAAGACCGCCCGGCCCCGGTCACGCCCGCGCCCATGGAAAGCCTGCCCGCCGTGGTGGTGCAGGTGCAAGGTGCCCTGACCGTGGGCGGCAACCTCGACGCCTTTGGTTTGGCCCTGCGTGACTTCATTGCCCGCATCCCGGCCAGGCCCGCCACCGATCAGCAGTTCGCGGATGCCGAGGCTGCGTGCAAGGCCCTCAAGCGAGCCGAGGACGCGCTGGCCCAGGCCGAAGATGGAGCCCTCGCGCAGATAAGCGACGTCGAACTGATGCGCCGCACCGTTGCCGACCTCAAGGATCTGGCGCGGTCAACCCGACTTGCGACCGAGAAGCTGGTCAAAGCAGAGAAAGACGCGCGCCGCACCGAGAAAGTCATGGCGGCGCGCCGGGCGTTTGACAAGCATGTTGCGGCCTGCCAATTGGACATCAAAGGCGTGCGCTTGAATGTGCCTATGCCTGACTTTGGCGCGGCCATCAAGGGCCTTAGCAGCCTGGCCAGCATCGACGACAAGCTGACTGACGCGCTGATTTCGAGCCAAGCAGAGGTCAACACTTTGGCGTCCAGGATCATCAACAACCTGCAAACGCTCGACAGCGTGCCCGCCTACGCCCACCTGTTTGCCGACCGGCAGGAGCTGGCCTACAAGGACGGCGAGACGCTGGGGCTGCTGATGCAAAAGCGGGTGGATGCGGAAGCGGCGCGGATCGAGGCCGAGCGTGAGCGCATCCGACAAGAGGAAGAACGAAAAGCCCAGGCCGCAGCCGAGGCCAAGGCCGAAGCCGAGCGGGCGCGCATTCGGGCCGAGGAGCAACAGAAGGCCCAAGCGGAAGCGGCCGAGCGCGAAGCAGCGGCTCAGCGCGAGCGAACCCTGGCCGAAGCCGCCAAACCAGCCGTAACGCGAGCACTGGAAGCGATCGAACGAGAAAAAGAGGCCACGCCGGGAAAGCCCCTTGCACCTGCCCCGATTGCTGCCGCGCCTGTGGCCGCTGGCATTGCTCCCGTTGCGGCAGTTGGAAGTGCAGCCGATGACGCGCCCACCCTGACCCTCGGCGCCATCAACGAGCGCCTGCACCCGATCAGCGTGAGCGCGGCTGGCCTGGCCGAATTCGGTATCGAGCCGCTGGCGACGAAGAAGGCCAAACTGTATTCGTCCGCGCAATTCCACGAGTTGCTACAAAAACTGACGGGTCATTTGGAGCAGGTCGCCTGCTTGGCCAATGAAGCGCGCCAAGAGGAGGCAGCATGACCGCTGACGCCGGCATTCATGGTCACGACCCGGCATGCGACTGCAAGCAATGCGTCACGGCGCAGCGCGACCAACTGCTCGCATTTACAAAAGAGGTGATGCAGGCCTGGCCCGAAGGCGGCATTGATGGCGGTGAGTTGCAAGACATTGCTCTTGCTCACGGCCTGCTGCGCCCAGCAGAGCCGCCACCCGACTGGGACGGCTGCAATTTTTTTGAACGCACGGAGCTGATCAAATGACCACACCCCACCCCAACGCCGCCCTGCGCGAAAAGCTGATCGACATGATTGCTGAACATCTGAGCGGCACCTACCGCTGCTTGCGCGTCTGGGAAGCGTGGAACTTCGGCACGATGAGTCAGGACGACTTTGATGACGTGGGCGAGTCCGACACGCCCCCTGAATTGGCCGACGCGATCCTCGCTGCCCTCTCCACCGCAGCACAGCCGCCAGCAGACGGCGCCCTGAACACCATCGCCGCCATGTTCCACAGCGGAGAGGAAATTGAAGGCCCTGATGGACTGGCAATGATGGTCGATATGTCGGTCTGGAATGACGCACTTGATGCTTTTGAGGGAATCATCGGGGACGAAATGGAGCCAGCAAAGGAGCAGGCGTGACCGAGGGCAGCAGCGACCCCATACGTACACGCGTCGGCGAACTGATCAACACCCACGGCTCTGTGCGCGCCGCCGCAAAAGCAATCGGCATCGAATCGAGCTACCTGTTCCGACTATCCACCGGCGAAAAATCATCCCCGAGTGACGCCACGCTGGCGAAATTGGGCATGAAGCGCGTCATCACTTTTGAGCGCATCCAGCAGCCGATCTGGCAGGCGACGGAGATTCAACCAAGGACGAAATCAGGATGACCGACAACAAACAATACCCCGAGCTGCCGGCACATTTCATGTTGGTTCAAGAGTCTTTCCTCGACGAGGTTTATCTCTACACCGCCGACCAGATGCGCGCCTACGTGGACGCGTGGCTGCAAGCCTACATCCAGAGGAAAGCCGAAAGCCCGACCCAACCTGCTGCGCCAGCATCTCAGGATGCGGAGGATGCCGCGCGGTATCGGTATCTCAAGAAATACAAGACCTGGGATAGCACAGACGTATTTTATTGGTTGCGCTGCGCGCCAGCCGATGAGGTCGATTCGATCATCGACGCCGCCCGCAGCGCACAAGGAGAGAGCAATGGCTGATTTTCGAGGTGCCTTGCGCGAGGCGCTGTGGATATGCGTAGAGCACAACGCATTGCACTTCGGCGAGACCCACAACACGGTAGTCCAAGGGCGCGCTGCCCTTGCTGGCGCAGCCCAAGCAGCACGGGGGGATGCTTGTGACGCAAAGCACATCGCCGCCCTGACAGAAATCGTGAGGATGCCCAATGCGGAGTACGTGGCGGACGCCCATAACGCGGCCGTCAAATACCTGCGCGCCCGCGCAGCCAAGGAAGGAGGCGAAGCATGAAAATCACAGCACAAATCACTAAGGAAATCGAGGTCACCGCCATCGGCATCACGGCGGAAGTCCGCCATTGGGAAGATGCCACGGTAAACGGTGTTGAAGACACGGACGGCGCGCTGATCCCGCTGCGCTTCGGTGACTGCTGGATGCCGATCATCGAGCTGGATACCGGCCGCGTGCGCGACTGGCCCGAAGGGACGACGGCGGACATTTACTACAAGGTGTGCGACGCCGGCGAATACGAGCTACTCGATGGCAAAAGGGTTGTAGCCGAGATGTCGGGCTACGTGCCTGACCTGCTGGGCGTCAGCGAGCCCGCCTACGGCGACTACATCATCATGAAGATCGGCGCCGATGGGCTGATCGAGGGGTGGGAGCCGCCACAAATCGACCCGGATAGGTGGTCCTGGGAGCCGCAATCATGAGCCGCCGATCCCGCCAGCGCAGGGACAAGCGCGAGCCGTGGCCTCAGGAGGATGACCATTGATCCACCCACGGCCCCAGCCCAGCGGCCAGCGCCGCGCAGGCCAGCGCCAGGAATGCCGGCGGCGCGGCAAAGCCCGCCTCCCACGACTTGACCGTGCGCAGGGACACGCCCAGCGCCTCGGCGGCCTGCTGCTGCGTCAAGAACATGGCAGCACGCCAGGCGCGCAGGTCAGCGGGGGTCATTGAAACTCTTTTTGAGTGCCGCGATTGCCGCATAGCACAGCGCGACGATTTCCGCCGCGCTTGCGTGTGTACGGCGGCCCGTCTCTTGCGACGCAATGCTTTTGAGCCGCGCGGGCGCGGTTGGCAAGCCCATGACGGTTAGCTCGTCGGCCAGTTGCGCTTGCGAAACGCCAGCGATGCGCGCGAGCTGCTGCACGGCTGCGGCGATGTCACGCGTACCGATCACGCGATCATCGCGCACCGGCCACGGGTGGCCCTCGCCGGTTCGAGGCTGCACGGACGCGACGATGCGGCCGTCGATCATCAGAACAGCATCGCCACCGTGCTGGGCAGCATGACGGTCGCGGCAGGCACGGTGCCATGCGGCCTGTGCGATGGGCAACCAATCGGTTGCCCCGGCTGGATTGTCGTCGATGAAGATGCGGTACTTCATCGCGCCCTCGCGCGTGGCGCGCTGGCACTTACTGTAGAGCGCTGCCAAGCTCCAGCGTTATGCACCGTGGGCAGGCCCTGGCGGCGCACCCACAGCGGATAGTCTTGAGCGATGGCAGCCACCCGCTCGCGCTCGTGGGCTTTGACGTAGCCGCCACCTCTGATGCGGGCTGCGATCATGAGACAGAAATCGGCGTCGTCCGCATCGGGCGCATCCAGCAGCGCGGCCATTGCTTTGTCTGGCTGCGCGACGGCTGGCTTCTTTTTGTCCTGTGGGGCAAAGTCGTGACGTGAATGAAGCTCCGCCGCCACATCGTTCAGAAGTCGCAGGAGCCCATTAGTTGAGATTTCGTTGAGTGGGATTTTCATGGCGCGCCTACCACATCAGCAGACAATAAAAACCGCGTCCAGGTCTTCCACTGGAATGCCCGTTATGTGTGCAACCAGCTCAATGAAGCGCCCACACTGATCCGTTTCGAAGAAAGTATTTGTCATCACTTTCCCGGTGCTATATTGTTCGATTTGCCACATTTTTCTCTCCTGTGCTGCCTGTGCGGCAGTGAAGCCAGGTTCCGCCTGGCGCCGGGTGCAACCTTTTTCGATTGCATGGCTGTATTATGGGGCAGATTCTGCACCGGCGCAAGCAAAAAAATATACCCGACAAAACCGTGAGGCTTTGCCGGGTTTGAGCTGTCAAGGATTGCTTGACGGCTGGGCCACTGCGCGCGCGTAGCCCTGCAGGTATTTGATCGTTGCCTCGGCCTCGGTCACGGCGGCGCGGAGATCGAGAATATTTTCTCGAACGCCTGCATCAAGCTGGGGGGCTGCATCGCCCACGCCGCTGGCGCTGGCGGCGGCGGGCACAGGATCGGCGGGGCCTGGACAACTGGCGCCGAGGATGCGCAAGCTGTCAGCAGAGATGCGAACAACAGCGCGCAGGCGGTCATTTTCTTTGTGGGCATCGGCCAGCTCCTTTTGAGATTTTGTGTCCACGGCGGCCACGGCATCAGCTTTGGCCTGCCTGGCGATATCGACATCGGCTCGGGCTTTGTCGGATGCCGCTGCAATGTCGGCCTGCAGGGTGGCGCGGATGACCTGCTCGTGCGCCAGCTCGGCTTTGGCATTGCTCACCCGCGCCTGCTGCAGCCCACCGGCCAGCAGCGCGCCGGCCACGGCGCCAGCGGCGGCGTAGGCCCACCAGGGCAGGATGTTGAGGGTCATTGCGCCGCCCCGAACCACGCCCGCTGCAGCGCCTGCACGCCGCACTCGCCATGCGGCTCAAGCCCCAACACGCCGGCGCGCGCCGCCACGGCGCTGGGTTTACGGCCCAGCTTGCGGCACAGCTCGGCCAGCGTCATGGTGTCAAAGCCGTCGCGCAGGATTTGGTCGTCGATGGCCGTCCAGAAATTGCGTCGTCCACCACGTCGCTCTGGCTTCATTGCATGCTCCCACCGCAGACCAGCATGGCCTCGCGCTCGTACTGCGCCACCACACAATCGGCCGCGTGCTGCAGGCCGACAACCTCGTCGGCATCGCCGATCAGGCCGGCCGATTGCAGTCCAGTCAGCTCCGCGTCGGTCAGCAGGTAGCGCACCGCGTAGGTGTGTCCATCGCGCCCGGTGATGGGTGCGCTCCAAACCTTGAACTCGCTCATGCGCACCACCACGCCAGCCAGGTGCTGATGCACCAGTCCCAAAAGTCAAGCATGGTCACGGATTTGCCTCCGATGCGGCTTGCGCCTTTGATGCGGCCTGCTGCGCGCGATACGCCCGCTCTTGATCCAGCCACTCGCGCCGCTGATCGGGCGTCATTTCGGGTTCTGGCGGCTTTTCAACGAAAATCCGTTGGGAAAGCCCTTTAATGACGTCGAAAAGGTCGATTGGCGCGCCGCTGGCGTGCGCGGGCTGGCTTGCGGCCAGCAGCAGCACGCACGCGGTCAGCAGCGCAAAGAGGATGGATGCAAGTCGGATCATGGCTCGTCCCTTTTGCGAAAACTGAATCCGATGCACACAGGCCGCACGCGGCCTGGCGCCTCATACACCTTCCAGCCGTAATAGCAGCGCAGCCAACTCCGATGACTGAACACTTCCCACAGGTCACCGGAGCGGCGGATGCGCCAGCCGTCGCCTTCGGCTGCGGTGACGATGGGCGCACTGCTGTCGATGCCGACGTCGAAGCTGGCCTGCGTGGCGCGGTTGCGCCAGCCAAGCCAGACGTAGCGCGCCCAGAATGAGCGCGGATGATGGCCGCGCGCGTAGTAGGCATCGCCGCCATAGGATGGATCGTCGTAGCTGACTTGCGGGTAGCCCTTCACGGCCTCCCAGTCCGGCACGTCGTAGTAGCCCACCCACGATCCATCGGGCATCAGCACGCCGCCCGAGTCGCCGTTGATTGAGATGTTGTTGTCCCACTTGCGCAGCCAGCTAGGCAGCTTGTTCGCGCTGCGTGGCACGAAGGGCAGCACCAGCAGCATCAAGATCGGCGCGATGCAGTCGTAGAAGATCACCGGCAGCTCGCGCTCGCGGGCAAGGTCCATGCTGTCCATGCACGCGGCCTGGTCGGCATCGGGCATGCCGGAGTCGCGCACGGTGCGCTCGGCGGTGCGCGTGTAGAGGGCCGAGGCGAATTGCAGCGCGGCCATGATGGCCGGCACGAGCAGGATTGCGGCGATGATGCAGATGATGGTGTATGTCATGCGTCCTCCAACACGCGCAGCGCGCGCTCAAACAATCGGCGCCGGTCGTCAAGGCCATTCGTGCCGCCATTCACGCGGCGCGTCACCTGCTCCACGCTCAGGTTTTCGGCGTCGGGCACCGACTCGCCCCACCACGCCAGCGCCGACAGCAACGCCGGCCCGGGCTCGCACAGCAAGTCGGGATCGTCCAGCGTTTGCAGGCCGGTCAGCTCTTGCACCAGCGCGTAGTTGTCGCGCCCGGTAATCTGGATCAGGCCGCGCCCGCGATAGCGCCAGCCGTCGCCGGGATCGATGTTGCCCATGCGCCCGGCGTAGACGTAATTGGCCAGCTTTTCGGGGTTGTGGGCGTAGGGCCTGGCGCGGTCAGCGTTCGGAAAGCGCTTGGGCCATACCGCGCACAGGCGCTCCGCGCTGTAGTTCAGGTTCTCGGCCAGGTAGCGCAGCCCACCCGACTCGTGCAACACCTGCGAGACAAAGTGCGCCGTGGTGCGCGGCCCCATGCGCGGCATCTCGTCGGCAAACACAGGCGCCCACTCGTCAGCAGCCATGGTGATGACGCCCAGTTGCAGCAGCGCAGCGCGCCATTGTTCAGCGGTCATTGCGATCCTCGTCCCGTGTGAAGCGCCCACGCGGCGGGGCAGTGGGTGGCTGCCACTGCGGACGCTGCCCACTGCCCCCGGTGATCTTGCGTGCCCACCCCAGCGCCAGTTCGCGCACAAACTCGGGCACCAGCTCGCTTGCAGCATCCAGCGCCCGCGCCCCAGTGGTGCCGGCCAGCAGGCCGATCAGCGCGGCCAGCTTGGGGTAGCTTGGCGGGGTCAGCCAGTCGGCCATGCCCACGGCGAACACCACGCCGATCAGCGCATCCGACACGGCTCGCGCCTTGCCGTTTTTGCGCCAGCTCATCACCCCCGCACGCAGCCCGCCCACCAGCGCGCCCGCGATGGCCAGTTGCACGGTGGACCGCAGGAACTGATCGAGCGTCATTCACGCCCCACCTCGCCCGCACGCTTGCGCGCGCGGCGACACATCTTCCCGCGCGTCCACAAGTGGCATCCGCATGTCCAGCACATCAGCGCGATCAGCGCATAGGCCACCGCGCCGGTGTTCAGCGGCGGGTAAGCACCGAGGAAGTTCGCGGCCACGCATGTCCACAACAAGGCGCTGAGCTGCAGCGCGTAGCCGGCCAGCACGTCATAGCGGCCCCCGTGGCGGCGGATGCCGGTCAGGGCGAAGAGCAGCGCGACAAAGAACACGGCGGACACCGCTTCATTGGCCCAACTCGACTCGTACAGCCGGAAGGCCGTCGAGTACAGCGGCAGCGCGATCAGCCGGTCATCGAGCACGGCCAGCGCCCACACCAGCAGCAGGCCGGCATTGAGCACCTCCAGCACCGTTGTGGGCGTGCCGAACAGCCAACGGGCCGCTCGGGCGCGCAGGGCGCACCAGCGGCGCACTGGGCGCGATTGCATGAGGTGCAGGCGCAGGAGGTGCAGCGTCATGTGATGCCCCAGATGCCGAAGGTTTGGCGGCCATTTACGCCCAGGTACATCGTGCCGGTCGATTCGCCCGGCTCCATCAAGCGCCAGGCCACGTACAGGGCAGGGCTTGTGCTACGGTTTTGCACCACGCTCCACGAGCCCGGCAGGGTCGGGCTCCACGACGCTACCGATCCTGTGTTGTTGCCGATGGCCACGATCACCGATGGTGAAGCGCCCGCGCTCATGCTGCGATTGGCGGTGGGGTTGTCTGTTTTGCCGTCGTACAAGGACGCAGCGCCGCCCGACGGTCGGAACAGAAGGATTTGGCCCACGCCCGACAATATGTTTGAGGTGAACGTTGTTGACGTTTCGCCGCCTGCGCAAACCTTGTACGCCTGCTGCGTCGAGCCCGACGCAATCAGCGTCCAGCCCGATGGCGGCGATCCAGAGTACTTGACAGAGCCGCAAAACACCGCCAGATCACCAGCCTGCGCCGTGGTCGGGAAATTGACCGTAACGGTGTCCGTGCCAGACGCCAGCGCGCCCGCGCCGACGTACTCCCAGCGCATGCCCTTGTAAAGCCCAATGGGTCTAACAGCGAAGCTCATGCCGGCACCTGTAGAAACGGGAACTTGTCTGATTTCGTTAAGTTTTCGTGCGGCGTCAGAATTTGCAAGTTGTCTAGTGCGTGAATGACCGCTGGATTGGTAACGCCTTCGCGCAAAAACGCTGCGACGGGCTTTATGTGGTCAACGTGGAACCCTCCGGACTCCCATGACATACCCGCCCGAAACTGCGCTTCAAGGTGTCGCTTAAGCTGGCCCCGCGTGTAGCCAAGGATTTGCTCTGCGGTTGCGCTCTTCCTGATGCTCATCTTTTTTAGAATTCTCCGAAGCTGGTTCGAGAAAATTCTGGTAACGCGTTTATTTGCGGCCCTTTGATCTGGCGTCAACTTGGTGAGTGCGCGGCGAATTTTTTCCCTTGTGTGGTCATTAACTTGGCGCCCAGTCGCAGCATCTGACTTGATCTTTCTGGCCTCTGGTGTGCTAAGGGTTTTTTTGAGAGACACCGACCTCTTGGCGTTGGCCTCTGGCGTTTGAGACGCTTGGGCCAAAGTCTTGATATGCGCAGCGCACTTGTCGCTCGAATACCAAGCGTCACGCAGCTTCTGCCTGTATTCCGGCGTTCTGATGTAAATTCCTCGTGGCATTCGTTTGCCCTCCTAGGCTGGGATTTGAAGCCAGTTGCCAATCCACATCGACCCAGCCCCGTAGTACGTCATCACGAGGATGCTCACCCGGTTGGCCCCGGTGTTGATGCTGCCGTCGATCTTGGCCCCGCTGGGCACGGCGTGCGTGCGCCCGCCCGTGGAGTCTTGCTTGCGGATGATTTGCACGGTCTGGCCTGCCACTGGGTTGGACATCGTGAGGGACGTCACGTTGGACGTCATTACGCCTGGCTCAAACGAGTTGCTGGCCGCGCAATCAAACGTCGGCGTGGCGCTGTGCGCAGGCGTCAGGCTGGGCGTGTAGGCCCCGGCGTGCACGCTGCGGTCGCTGAAGGTTTTGACGCCGGCTGCGGTTTGCGCGCCCGACAGCTGCAGGGTGTTTGCCAGCAGCCATTTGAGGCAGTCGCGCACGGTCTGCAGCAGCGCCGTCAGGGCCGTTGACGTGGTGGCAGGCAAGGTGCTGGCTGCGGCGGCGTCGGTCAGGGTGGTGTTGACGGGAGCGGCGCCCACGTCGGTGTTGGTCAACGTCACGGCACCGGTCTTGCCGGCCACGCTGGAAACCGTGTTGACCTGCGCGCCGGCTTCGATCCCGGCCAGCTTGTCGATGTCGGCCGCCGTCATGCGCAGGCCAACCACCGACCCAGCCGAGAAAGCCCGCGCCGTCGTGCCCTCCTGCCCGCGCATCACGTTGCTTAGGGTGTTTGGCGTCGTCGCCACGGCATGCGTGCGGACGTAGCAAATCTCGATGCCGGACGTGTCCTGCAGCACGATCTTGAACCAGTCGCCCGAAGACAGCGCGCCAGTGCCAACCGTCGCTTCCGGGAAGTCCGCGCCATCATCCAAAGTTAGCGTGGTGTCGCCAGCGGCAATGCCAGCGCTCAAGGCGGCTCGCGCGGCGTTGGCAAATTTCTGCGCCATCTCAAGTCTCCTTTACCGCAATGTCGAACTCGGCCTCTTTCACGCGCCCGGCGACGGTACGCACTTCCAGCTCGACGCGGTACTTGGCGCCGCTGGCGCCGCCGGACAGCCACACTTTGGATAGCGTCGTCGTGTTCTGCACCTGATCCACAATCAATGGCGTGGTGTCCGGGCCGGAGAGCACGCGCACGCTGGCCGTCACCATGTCGATGGTGTCGCCTGGGCGCATCCAGTCGCCAAAATCCACATCCCAATCCAGCACCTCGTCGGGCTGCTTGGTGTCCTTGCCAACGAGGGCCATCACACATCCTCCAATTCAGGGTCGGGCGCAACGCGCCAGGCCTCTTGCGCGGCCGGCACGACAAAGCCCTCGCGCGCGCGCAGCAGGCTGGTGAACAGCGCGCCGCCCGGCTTGCCGATCGTCTCGAACAGCAGCGATGCCAGCCCCTGCGAGGACTGAACTGTGTTGATGCGGGCGGTAGCCGAAAACCCCACGGGGGCGAAGGCGTTGATACCGGCCACCATGCCGCTGCCAGCCCCGGTCAGAAACAGAGCTTCTGCGGCGGCCTGGCTCGGCAAAAACGTCTTCGCGTCAAGCCGCCCTTGTTGAGTCCAACCCATGGCCGCCGCCCCTGCCGCGCTGCGACGGGCCTGCAGTACGCCGATGGCCGCAAAGCTCCAGCTTGCGCCAGCGTCCAGCCATCTCCACGATTGCGCCTGCGCCTGCGATCCGAAGCCGAACTCGGCGTACCCGACGCGCATCTGCGCCGCGCCGCCGCTACTCGCACCAGACCAAAACAGCGAAGCCAGGCCGGCGGCATTGCTTATCGACTGCATGCTTGGCACCGCAGAAAAGCTCAAGCTGGTCGCTCCGACACCGTTGGCGAACGCCTGGCCGACGGCTGAACTCGACCAGGCCCAACTGGCAACGCCAAAAATCCCATCGCCCACCGGCACGGCATCGGCCGTAAAGCTCAGGCTGGCCGTGCCGCCCGACAACAGGGCGCGCGATCCATCGGCGGCCGGCGTCCAGACCCAGTTCTGTTTTGGGTCGATATTGGCGATCAACTGTCCGCCAGCGCTGGCATAGAACGTTGCATCCGCCGTTGCCGGCTGCGTGACCACGCGCGAGACGTGATCCTGTTCTGCCACGCCGAGCGACGCACTGGCGCTCGCGTACACAACCCGCCCACCACTAGCCGAAGCCGTGAACAACGGGCTGGATGCGGCTGCAATATCGGCGTACCAACGGCTGTCAAGCGCCAGCTCGGCATCCCCGATCTCGGCCAGTGCAAATTCCGCCAGGGCCGACATGCCAATCAGCTCGTGACAGCGGTCAGGGTCGTCGTGGTGCGCAGACGCGGAACGGTATTGACCTGGAGGGAGATTGATGGCGAGATCGTGAAGCGAAACAGCACCTTGCCGGAGCCGCTCGTCGCCGTGCCGATGGTCATGTGCGTGGCAGTCTGCGTTGTGCCGGCGGTCATTTCGCCGAACTCCATCGTCGCGGCCGGGTTCATGACGTTGGACGTGATCGTGAAGCCGCCAGCGCCTCGCGCCACCGACAGGCGCGCATAGCCGGTGTAGTTCACCTCGCTGGTGCTTTGGTTGCCGGCGGCGCCAGGATCGGCTGTGTGCAGCGCGATATACAGGTTGGTCAACGGCGACGAGCCGGCGTTGTCGGCCAGGTTCGAGATGCTGGTGGCGTTGAAGATCAACTTCAGCAGATCGTTGGCGAAGGCGTTGGAAATCATGGGTGGGCTCCAGTGGTTAAGCGGGGGATTTGGTGTTTGCCGTGGTGGCCGCCGCGACATCGGCTCCCAGCGCGGCATTGAAAAGCGCGTAGTGCGCCTGCGCGAGCGCGGCATTGCCGCCGTACTCAGCGTCCTTCGACCAAGCGCGATACAGCACGTAGTTGCGCAGCGGCTCAATGAATTCGTCGCGCAGGGACACGTCGCCCAGCACCGCGGCGGCAGTCGGGCCGGCCGGCAGCGCGACATCGACCGGTTCCATGGACAGCTTGCACAGCACGCGTACGCCGGCGCGCGCGGGCGGATAGACCTCGAACTGCGTGGGCAGGTGCGCATCCTTCATGAAGTGCGCGACCTCGCCCGCCGGCGTCTTGGCCATCCACCCCGGCTCGCAGGCATCCAGCATCGAGCGGGCCACCTGCCGAACGGCACGCTTGCGCCCATCGACGTTGGTCAGCACGTCCATGACCTCGGCCACGCCGGCTGGAGCCTGCTGTTCCACGCCTTCGACCAGGGTCAGAACGTCGTTCTTTGCCGAGGCGCCGCGGTTCAAGGTAACCGTCAGGTGCTGGCCATCGTTCAGGTAGCCCACCAGCTCGGCGGCTGGCCAGCGCACGCCGTCCTCGTCCTGCAGCTCGCGCTGGCAGTCGGCAATGATTCTGGAGGCCGCAATCGTCATGTCAGCACCACGTCGGCCGCGTGCGCGGCGTCACGTTCGTGCGCGAGCGCCATTCGCGCGCGTGGGAGCCCGCCACAGCTTGGGCGAAGGCGCCGCCATAGACACCGGCCATTTGTGGGTTGCTGAAGGGCTGGCCTGGCAGCAGCATCAAGGACGCGATGGTGCCGTTGGCGATGGTTTCGCCGTACAGATCGAGCACGTGATCGGGCAGCGCGGTCGCGTCGCGTGTGGGCTCCAGCACCACGCGCAAGCGGATCTCGGAGCCGGCCGGCACGCTGCTGCCGATCTGGAACGCCACGTGCGACGTTGGCACCAGCATGTCGCCGCCGGCCACGGAAGGATCGTTCTTGTAGGTGCGCCAAGACGCCAGGCGGTCGTCCTTGCCGTCGATCGTGACGCGCTCGACCAGGATGATGTTCGCGCCCATCGGCGCATCCATGTCGTATTCCGTGCCCGGCCCTTGAGCCAGCACTGGCTCCAGCCACTCCGACCAGCAGCGCAGATCGCTGCACAGCTGGCGAGCCGCCAGCGCGCAGTGCGCACGAATCAGTGGGTCAGGCGCCCCCGGCACGTGCGGCACGATCATCGGGTACAAGTCGGAAAGCTGGCGCATGGCTTACTCGGTGGGCGCCCGCTTGGTGTATTTGCGCTTTGGCTTGGGTTCGGTTTTGCCCTCGATCGGCGGAGCGTTTTCGTCGCTTGCCAGGTCGTCGTCCAGGTCGTCCTCGCCCGTGTCTTCGGCAATTTCCATGGCACGCTTCTCATCGGCTTTGTCAGCCGGGTAGAAGTTGCCAGAGCCCAGCGCCAGCGCCAAGTCGGCCTCGTCCTCGATGTCGCAGGCCAGGCCATCAGCGGCGGGCTTGAATTCGTACTCGCGCGAGCCCTGCAGCAACACAACACCATCGACGCGCGGGGGAAGTTCGGTCAGTAGACGCATATCGTTCTCCGTTCAAAAAAGGGGCCGGCAGAGCGCTTTGCCGCGCCAACCCCAAGTCGCTGCTGCTGAAAATCAGTTCGCGCTGTAGGCAAGGTTCAGCGTCAGATCGCCAGCCGCAGAACCTGCGGTCGTGAACTTGACGGCGATCTTGCGATCGACGTTCGAGCGCTTGACCTTGGCCATGGCCGCTGTGCGCGTGATGGAGCCAACAGCCGCACTGCCGACCGACTGGGCCGTCAGCCAGGCCGCCCCGCCATCCTCGGCAGCCGTCGAAATGTCGGTGCCCGCGGCATTGAGCACACCCACAGACACCGCCGCAGAACCGCCAAGGCCGGCCAGCGAATCGACGCTGGCGAACTTGGGCAGGTAGCCGGCGGGCAGGATGCCGATGACTCCGACGTTGTTGAGCGCCGAGTCGGCAGTCACGCAGTTCTGCGTGAAGGCCGGAATGGTCAGGTCGCAGTCAGCCGGGGTGGGCGCCGGCACGCGGTTGCTGATGACGTCGTTTTTGCTTGCGAAAGTCATGATGGTTCTCCGAAGATGATGGGTTGATGTGACCAGACCGGCTGACCGCCGGTCTGTGGTTCATCAGCGGCTGGCCGCCGCCGTGTCCGCGGTGAACAGGCCAAAGTCCTGCGCGCCCGCCTCGGTCACATAGGTGGTTTTCTTCACGCCGAAAATGCTCGACGTGGAGATGACAACCATGTTGTTGTTGTCGCGGGTTTCCTCGTTCCAGTCGAAGCGCATGCCGGTGCCGGGCGAGCCGAAAGCCACCACGCCAGCCTGTGCGCCCAGGAACAGGGAGCGCGCGGCCTCGACGTTGGAGCCAGAGCCCGCGTTGTTGAAGCGGATCACGTTGCGGTGCGAGTGCAGGATCACGTTGCGGTACATGCCCAAGCCACCCTTGAAGATCGGGCTCTGGCGGCCGATCGCCGTGGCCAGTGCCTTCTGGATGTCCAGCCACGTGTTGCCGCCGCTGGCCTTGCGCAGGTCGTCCTCCTGGAACTTGTGCATGACGAACACGAAGTGCTCCTCGCCATCCACCATGCACGGCTGCAGCACCGGTACATCAGTCGCGCCGCCACCTTGCGTTTCAGCGCGGGTCACCAGCTTGTCAATCAGCGCCAGGTCCATCTTGTCGCCCGCGGCGATGTTGTTGAACGCCGTTGCCGAGCCACCGCAGAAGTAGTGGTTCGTGTCCGCCGTTACCAGGGTGTTGCCGGCACGGCCGGCGTAGCCCAGGCGGGTGATGAAGTTGTCGTTCACTCCGCGCGCGCCGCTCAGGTAGATGAACACCAGCTCATCGAAGAAGCGCGCCCACCAGCCCGACTGCTGGCGCTTGGCCTTCTCGCGCAGGTTGTGAATCGTGCGCTTGCGCGTCATGCGCCCGCCGGTATTCACGCCACAACGGGCCTGATCGACGTACACCGAGTCGGTGTAGAAGCGCTGGTTTTCTTCCTTGCCTTCGAGGATGTCGTCACCTTCGACCGGCTCCATGCGCAGCTCGGCCAGCAGGTCGTACTTGATCTCCTCACCGGCGTCCTGCTCCAGGTCCGTGTGGACCTGCAGCGGCACCTCGGCATTGGCGCCGGAGCCCATGAAGCGGCCGTTCCAGTAGGCCTTCTGCGATGCGTCCAGCGCCAGTGCGGCGCTGTACTTCTTGACTGCTTTGGGGTCGTTGACCCCGACGATGGTACGAGCCATGAATTACTCCTGTGGGTTGATGGATTCCAACCGTCAGGGCACTCATGCGCTCCATGCGGGCAGCGCTATTGGGGCATGCGGGATTCGGACTTCACAAGCTCGCGCATCAGCGCATCGTTGGCCAGGCCGCCGTGCTGCCAGATCACAACCTCGGGCGGCGCGGTGATGCGCAGCCGGGTCACGCGCCCCGACTTGTGGACGACCTCGATCCGGGCTTCACCGGTCACGGAGACGGCATCGCCGGGACGCAGGTCGATCAGGCGCACGGTGTGCGTCATTCCATCGCCATGTAGGCTTCGCGCTTGGCCGGCGACAGCTTGGCGAACGCCGCCTCGAACGCCTCGCCCTGCAGCTTGTCCAGGTAGGCGAACTCGTTGCCGCTCACATCCGATTCGGCCGACTCACCGGTGACGCCGCCCAGGTTCTGCGGTACCTGCGACTTGTCTTGCGTGCGCGCCTTGGCCTTGTCGGCCTTGGCCTGCTTCGCTGCCGCGTCATCCACGGTTGGCTTGACTGCGGCCTGGCCTGGCGCCGGCATGTTCAGGCCCAGACTTTCGCGCACCGCGGCGTCGGCCTGACGCCACACGGCGGCCGGGGCCAGATTCGGGTTCGCGCCGGCGATCTTGTCGGCCTCAGCGCCGAGCAGGACGCGCAGCGACTCGCTCGGGCCGTACTTCACGCCACCGCCCTCGGCCGTGGCTGCCCAGGCCATGTGCTTGTCGAACGCATCCTTCCACATGGCTGACACGCGCGCTTGATAGGCATCGAGCGCCGTATCGGCGCGCATCTGCTCACGATCGAGATCGGCCTGTTCGCGCATGAGCTTGCGGTTCTCGGCGGCATATTCGGCGCGCTGGATGTCGCCCTCGTCGAACTTGGTTTCCAGTTCGGCAAACCGGATGTCCAAGGCCTCGCGGCGCGCCTGATGATCCTCGGGCAGGACATAGGTCGGCTTCGGCGCAGGGGCATCGCTGGGATCTTCGGTACCGTCGCCACTGCCATCGTCGGCGCCCGCGGCGTCCTTTGTCTCGTCGTCTTCCGCTGGCTCTTCGTCATCGGCCTCATCATCCTCGTCGCCGTCTTCTTCTTTCTCGTCGGCCTTGGCCTTCTTGTGATCCACGATGACGATTTCGTCTTCGTCTCCGTCATCGCGATCTTCGGCGGAATCCTCATCGTCGCCCAGGCCGGAGTCCATGATCTCCAGCTCCTCGGGCGTCATGAGCGAGCGAGCGTGCGCTTCTTCGGCGGAAATGCCGGTGGTCTTTTCGGTGTCAGCAGCCATTTCAATCACTCCTGTATCGGTTCAGGGTTGGGGGAAATCGGAAGGTGCCATGCTGGAATCGCGCGGCGCCAGGGTCGTTTCAGGGCTTGTCCGCCGTGGGCTTCTTGGCAGCGCCAGTCACCTTCTCGTTGAGCGCGGCAAACCCTCGCTCGCGCTTGTCAGCCTCGGCCTTGATCGTCTCGTTCACCGCGCGCAGGGCGTTGTCGATGCGCTCCTGCAGGGCGTCCAGAATGTCGTCGCTGGCCGCCTTGATCTTGGCCACCCGCTCCTGAGCGTCGGCGTTGATGCGCGCCACCTGCACGCTGCTGTCGGCCTGCGTGCGTGCAGCCGTCAGATCGGCGGTCAGCTTGCCGATGCGCTCATTCAGGGTGTCGATCGTGTCCGCCGCGGCCGCTCGGGCCTTCATGGATTCCTGCATCTGCCCCTGCATGGCCTGATCGGCCTCGGGGTTGCCGGTGGGTGGCGCGGTGCCGACGCGGGCCTCGAGCTCGGCGGCCTGGGCGTTGATGTGGCGCGCCTTGGCCTGCGCCTCAGCCAGGGTGGCCATGGCGGTCTGGCGCTGCAACTCCATGGCCTCTTGCTGCGCCTGCTGCTGCTGCGCGGCCTGCTGCTGCTCCTCGGGCGTGAGCCTCTTGTTGGGATCGGCCTCGCCGGTGATGCGCCGGAACGCGTTGGCGATTTCGTCCTTGTTGGGCAGGTCGCTGAACTCCATGGCGATCGTCAGCAGCCGCAGGCCCACGTCGGGCGTCACCTTCTGCGCCATGCCGTTGATCGAGTCGAACATCACCTGGCGCAGCGTGCCGGCGTAGTCCTGCTCGGACACCACGAAATCGGCGATGCTGGCCGTGATGTCGTTCATCACCCGCACCTGGCCGTCCGGGCCGACCTCCAGCACGTTGACCTTCACCCAGTCGATCGCGTCCTTGGAGCCCGTGATGCGCAGCGTCTTTTCCTCCGTCATGAATTGCTCCATGAGCGAGAGCACGCGCTGGCCGATGGCCTGCTTTGCCAGGCGCAGGTTGTCGAACGGCTCGGTCGTGACGACGCTTCCCTGGTTCTGGCGCGCCTTGATGGCCTCTCCCGAGACGGCGTTGGTCTGCCGGCCCAGGTTCTCCTGCGCCACGCCGGCCGACTTCTGGATCGACTGGGCCGCCAGACCCATCATCTCGATCTGTCCGTTGGCCGCTTCGCTGTCGCGCCGAATCACCAGCTCCTTGCCGGCCTTCTTGATGATCACGCCATCGGGCGCCGCCACCTCCTCGCGCAGCACGTCGATGTCATCGACCGCCTGCTCGTCCATGATCACCTGGTTCGAGTTCAGCAGGAACATCGCCTTGCTGGCGCGCTTGTTCATGTCCTGCTGGATGTCGCGCACGCGCCGCACCATCCCATAAGGCATCCGGTCCTTCGAGCGCCGATAGCACCAGATCGGCACCAGACTGAATCGGTTGTGGCGGTAGGCGTTGATTCCATGGGCGATCATGTCGCCCTCGGTGAAGATCGCAGTGTGCACGCGCATCATCACCTTGTCGATCAGGGTCAGCGTCGGGTCAGCTGCAACCGCTTCGGCCAGGATCGCATCACCAGGCCCAACGATGGCCCCTTGGAAGGTCCCGCTGGCCACGATCTTGGTCTTGGCTGGCATGCGGTACTGGCACTCAATCAGCTTGACCATGCGCCGCGTGTGGCTGGCATCGACCCCGCTCACGCTGGTTCGCCCGGCGATGCGCTGGCGGGCGTTGTTGTAGCCATCCCACGGCCCACCCCATCCCTGCGGCTCGTCGTCGTCCAGGTCGTTCAGCGCCAGCATGTCGTCGGCCGCGCGCTCCAGCTGCGCGGCGCGGTGCGGGAACATCACCAGGGCCACATCCAGATCGACGCGGCGCCAGCGAAAAACATAGCGCGCATCATCCAGCGTCAGCTTTTGCGATCCCCGGCTGTCGTGCAGCACCCGGCGCCAGTCCTCATACTCGACGTAGATTTGCTCCTGCGTCGGGTCGTCGCGCAGGCCCGTATCGATCCAGCCCAGGCCAGCCTTCATGGCCTCGGCGAACGCTTGCGACTGCACAAACGGCATGGCATTGGCATCGCTCAGGTACTTCAGCCCGGCCGTCTTGACATCGGCTGCTTGCAGGTCATCCTCGGTGCGCGGCAGGATTTTCCAGTCCAGCCGCGTGCGCCGCTCCGTGCCGATCATCCAGTCCACCATCGGCGCAATTTCGTTGTACACCAGCGGCATCTGGCCACGCTCGCGCAAGATGGCCGCATCCTCCGGGTCCCACTGCATGCCGTCGTAGAAACCGGCGTCGATTTCCATCTCTGAGCGGTTCTCGGCCTGCAGGTCGCGCTCGGTGTAGTACCAGGACAGCAGCTTGGAATGCAGGCGCTGCATCTCTTCGCTGTCCAGCGCGTGCGCCTTGTCCGTCATTGCCGGCATGGTGTTGGAGTTCCCTGTGCCGTCGAATTTGCCATCCGGCCAGCCGTCGCGCGTGTTCTCAGCCATAGCTTGCGCCCTCCCGCACCGGCACGCGCAGCTCCTCGCCACCGATCATCTGGCCGTCGGCCCTGGCGATCAGCTGGCCATAGGTTGCCTTCGACAGCTCGGCCTCGGGCGCGCTCGGCATCGTCACCAGGTCATCCAGCCAGGATTCGATCATCCCGCCGATGTGCGCGGCGCCGCCATCCAGGCCCAGCACCTCAGCCGCCTTCACGGCTTTGGCCGCCAGCCCCTGCGGCTGCAGGCATTCCCACGCGGCCGAATCCATGAGCACGTACCACGGCGAGCCCTTGCGGTGCGTCGCCAGCAGCACCATGGCGCGTTCGCCGTTGACCCAGGTCAGCAGTTGCGTGACTTCACCATTGGCGCGCCACTTGTGCGCCTTGGCGGTGTTGATTGTGATTCCCATGGCAGGCCCGGAAGTTGACCGGGCGAGTGGGCCATGCGGGAATCGCGGGGAGCAACCTACACAGCCATCCCGGAGCCGCGACGCTTGGCGCGCCAGCGACTGCCGCCGCTGCTCACCGGCTTTGCCACCGACGCGGCGAACTGTCCGCCCGCGGCCACCACCTGCCCCCACTGGCGAAAGGCGTCCGCGCTGTCGGACTCCGGGCCATGGAACGGCGCGTCCTTCCAAGTGCCGCGCTTGTCGTCCCACTGCTTGCGGTAGATGCTCAGGTCGGCCAGTCCCTCGGCGCAGCGGTCTTCGTCGATCCAGGCCGACGCGAACGCCTCACGCGTCGCCTGAATCCCGGCCAGCACCGACGTGACACGCGGGACGATCTCGAATCGGTGCCCCGGCATCAGCTCGCGCAGCATATCCTCGACCGACTGGTTCAAATCCGGGTGCAGGCCCATGCGCTTGACTCCGGCGTCATGCGGCAGAAAGTGAGCGCCGAACGTGGCCCCGTGCGTGTTGGCCCACTCGATCAGCCAGCGCGAGAAGTGCGACAGCGGCTCGCCGCTCTCCTTCTTGAAGCCGATGAACCGGTTTTGCAGGCCCACCCGCTGGTGCAGCCAGATCGCCATGTTGTCGTTGATCCCCAAGTCCCAAAACGAGTTGACCGGCACGCCCGTCTCGATCGGCAGCGCGCCAATACGCCCCTGCTGCCTGGCCATGGTCAGCTGCTTGGCGAAGTACACGCCATCGGTGGACACCTGAAACGGCTCATTGATCGTGCTGGGGAATTCCTGCCACATCAAAGGCCGCTCGCCCGCGAAGTCGGCGCGCAGCGTCGCCACGTACCAGGCCTTCTGCTCCGGTGCGAGCCGGCGCCCCAGCTCGCCCTCGATCTTGGCGAAGTAGGCCGCGTCCGTCTCATCCAGTCGCACCGCGTCGGCGGGCAGCGTGTAGCCGGGCTCCTGCCACCACGGGTAGAAGTGCATGCGGTACTCGCGCGGGTTCAGCACATGGCCCGGCGTGTCCATCAGCTTCTTGGCCGCCATGCTCATGTCGTAGAAACGCCCGCTCGCGCCCTCGGCGGTGGACTCGATGATGACGATGCCCGACTCCATCGGAACGGCCGGAATGGAGCCGGTGATGACCTCCTTGGCCTTCATCGGGTACTTGGCCCCGATCTTGCCGAACTCCGACACATGCAGCCGGTGGATCGTGCCCGAACGCATCGACGTGGCCACGCGGATGCTGGCGCCGTTGTGCGCGAACACGACCTCCGACTCGGTGCGCTTGGCCAGCGCCGCGTGCTGGCGCAGCTCGGCCGGCAGGTTGTCGTAGGCAAACGTCACCTTGCGAAACAGCTTCTCGGCCGCGTCCTTGTCCTGCGCCACGATGCCGCAGGCAATCGGGTCGGCAGAAAACAGGGCCGTATCCAGCCACAGGATGCAGGCCAACGTCGAGAAGCCAAGCTGGCGGGCTTTCAAGATGATGTTGCGCGACCACAAGCGCCGCAGAAACCGGCGCTGGGCCAAGTTCGGCCGGAACGTGACCACCAGGCCATCCTCGGGCGACTCCCCCTTGGTCACGATCTTGTAGAGCGACGCCAGGCGGATGCTGGCATCGCCGAACTTGGCGACCATTTCCTCGGCCCAAGCGGCGTCAGTCGTCATCGCCGTCCTTGTTGTAGGTCGCGGCATCGGCGGCCGGCTTCACGATCGCTTGCGCGCCAGCCGCGAACATCGAGCCCAGCATGGACTTGAACGCCTCGGCCTGCGCCCTTCCCTTTTGGCTGTTGTCCTCGGCATAGTGCCCGAGCGCCTTGCCAATCTCCTTGAGCGCACCAATCCGCGCCGAGTGGCTGGCCATTTCAGAGAAATCATTGGCCTCCTCGCCCAGCCTTTGAATCCAGTGATCGAACGTCCATTCCGTCCGTTGGGCGGCTTTTTCAAGCAATTCTGAGACGGCCGCTTGAATGTTAGCTTTCGTTAACAGGCGCGCCGCCTGTTCCTTTGCTGCGGCCGCGCTGTAACCCGCCCGGATCGCGGCCTGCGCGCCGTTCTTGTCCACGACGTACTCGGAGACAAAGGCGCGCTGCTTTGGCGTCAGCTTTGCGGTCATTTCTTCGACAACTCCTCAACCTCGATCCCGTGCACGTGCAGCATCTGCTTCCACTTGTCCTTGTAGTGATCGGTGCGCTGCCCCTTGGCGTCCAGTACCCGAAGCCGGCCATTCTCGGCAAACACGAAGTCGGCAATGTAGTGCGACGGCCGCACCTTCTTGCCGCTGATCGGCGCCACCTGCGCCGGAACCAGCTCGAAAGGAACCTGGCGCTCCAACTCGGAAATCTCACCGGCCTTTTGGCGCGCCACCAGCTTCATCCAGCAGGCATGCTCCCACTTCGAATCGAAGCGGCCGTACACCGGGTCGATCACAGGGATGTTCGCGTGCTTCGATCGCCTGCTCTTCCCGGCCCGCGCCAGGCCAGATGCCCCGCGCGAGCGATCGCCCCGCACCGTCGGCACCCGGATTCCAAGATTGCGGGTTTCGGTTTCGGACTGCTTCACGCTGCGCCCCCATTCTTCATCGCCTGCAAACGCTCAAACTCCGCCCGCACCTCCCGATGCGACGCCTGCCAGTCCGCGCCAAACAGTTTTTCCAGCGCGCCGCGGTAGGCCGGTGTGATCTTGTGCGCCCGCGCCGACTCGAAGAACGCCGGCCCATTGGCCAGGGCACGCACCTGGCAGCCCCGGCACCGGGCCTGGTATCCGGCCCAGTCGGCATCCTTTTGGGCGCTCGCGCAGTGCTCACAGCTCATGCGGCGCTCCCTTCAACCCGGCCCAGCAGCGCCTGGTAGTCGCTCGCCCACACATCGCCGCGATCCAGCTTGTCCCGCAGGTCCACCGCCGCATCCACGCGCGCCTTGCGCGGCAGCACCGCCAGCAGTTGCCCAGCCGCCTCCAGCCCGGCGCGGATCGACGCCCGCCGCTGCGGGTCGATGCGCGGCTCGCCCGCCTGCTCGATCAGCGCGTTGCAGGCCCCACGCACGATGCGCACCTCCACCATGTCGGGGTCGATCTGCTCGATCAGCAGCGCGCCAAGTACCACGAACAACACTCTCCCGGCCGCACTCACGAACTGATCCGAGTCCTGGCCGATCAAGGCGTGGATGCGCGCCCGCACCGCCGTGTCCTCCCACTGCTGGGCGATGATGGCCCGCTCCACCGGGGAGCAGCCGCTGAATTTGCGGCGCCTGGGCTTCATGGATTTGCCTCCAGCGCCTTGCGGCCCTTCTGCGTCAGGCTCATCACCCGCTCATTGCGGCCATCGTTGCGCGTTCGGGTGATGTACCCGTCACGATCAAGGGCAGCAATGAGCCCCATCGCCGAATCGGCCCGCTGCATGCCCAGCCCTGGCGCAATCGTGCGCAGCGTGTCCGCCCCGCCCGACACCAAGCGCAAGATGGCCATGCCATGTCGCACCGTTGGTGCCGTGACCGGCTCGGGCTTTGGCTTCGCTACGCGGGCAAACGGCCACTTCGGGCGCCCGCCCGGAAAGCCGTAGTAATTCGGATCGTTCTTCACTTCATCAACCTCATGATCGTGTCGGCCAAGGCGTCCATCTCGTCGCGCCCGGCCTGCTTCCATGCCAGCCGCTGGCCGTGCCAGCCGTCCGGGCTCGAATTTGCGTGATGGCGGTCGCACAGCGGCACCGTCAGCCAGTTGCTGGCGCGTTGCCCCATGCCAAGCCCTTCGCGCACGTGGTGCACCTGCGCCGGCGTGGGGCCGTGGCCCAGCTCCCGGCACAGGTAGCAGCCCAGCGCGGCCACCCGTCCCATGTGCTGGTGTTCGGCCTTGGTGCTCACATGAACTCCCGAATCAGCGCCTCTGCCATACCCAGGCCATTGGCCGCGTGCAGGTGCGGCCACAAGATACGCACCGCGCGCTCGGTCATCAGGAATTCATCCGCCGCCCGGTGCAGCTCCGAGAACTCGGCCTCGTCCAGGCTTTCAAAGTCGATGCTTTTCGGGATCGCGTTGGGCTTGCCGTCAAAGCCCGGCACCAGGTCGAAATAGCCAGCGCCCATCGTGACCCAGTACCTCAGCTTGTCCAGGTCGCCGAACGCCTCGGTTCGATCCAGCAGCGCATTCATCTGCGCGAAAAACTTGCGGTGGTGCGCCGGCGCGCGCGGCATCCGGTAGGAAAAGCCAAGCGTCTGGCCAACCGGCAGATCGGTCATCTGCTTTTTGAACTTGGCCCAAGCCCGCTGATGCGCCGGGTCGACGCCACGCAGCTTGCCCGTCTCGTCCTTGATCAGGGTGACCTTGCTCATGGCAGCACCTTTGCGATGCGGAACATCCGCCCGCCCAGCTCGAACATGGCGCCCACCTTGAAGAACAGCGGCGCCGCGCGGCGGCCGGTGATCTGCACCATGGTCTGGCTCCAGTTGCCGCGCCCGGGCGGGACAAGAATCAAGGTCACGTCAGGCTCCACCGGACACAACCCGCCGCCACGCAGCGCCCGCTGGACAGCCCATCCGCGTCCACGGTGTAGCTCAGGCGGCTGCCACAACGCGGGCAAGCCATGTGGCCGGACACCGGCCCGGCCGGGCGGTAGGTGGGCGGCGCACAGTGCTTGGTCTTCACGGCGGCGAGCGCCTTGATGGTCGGCCCCATGCGGGCGGCAAAGGCTTGGGTGGTCATTGCGCCTCAACCTCCAGCTCCCGCTGCGCCGCCGGCTCGGCAATCGCCTGAATCGTCAGCACCACGCGCGCACCGCGCTCGTCCGGCTCCATCCGCTCGGCGGTGTAGCGGCGCACCTGCTTGTCATCGTTGAAGGCCACGCCGTTCAGGGCGTCCATCAGCACCTTCTCGGCGTTGGTCAGGTCGATGCACTGCACGCTGTCGTCCCACGCCGCCCCGAACTTGCGCTGGCGGGTTCGCCAGTCCTGCGGCCGGTTCGGGTACAGCTTCAGATCGACCGCCAGCCGGCCCTGCAGCGGCGCTTTCGCGCCCGCGCCGCGCGCGATCCAGCCCACCTGCTCCCGGTACTGCCTGGCCTCCTTGGTCGGCACGATGCTGATGTGCTTGCCCAAGTTGACCGGGCGCCAGTAGCGGTTGGCCGAAATCGGGTACGGAAGGATCAGAACGATCATCGACTCACCGCGCGTCCGCTTCCAGCGCCGCCGCCTGCGCGTCCTCGTCGCTCGGCTCGCCGGCGATGAACAGGTCTTCCGCCGTCGCCTCGGCTTCCTCGTCCTCACCCATGTACAGCGGGTTCTCCGGCTTCGCCTCGGGCTCGTCTTCCACCGCCACCACCGGCGGAATCAGAACGATCGCGATCAAGTCCTGCTCCAGCAGCGCCAGCTTGCCGCAGGTCTCCTGATCCAGCCGGTCGCCGCTGTACTGCACCTGCCAGCTCAGGTGCACCGTGCCGCCCTCCTTGGTCTCGATCGTGCGCTTGGCCACCTTGCAGCAGTCGAACTGCATCCGGCTGCGAACGTCGTTCAGGCCGTACTCGACCTCAAGCTCGTAGCCCGCCAGCTTGTTCTTCTTGTCGTCCAGGGCGAACTTGCCGCCGTTCAGGCGCGGAAAGCGCAGGTTCGGCAGCGTGGCGTCAACGCCATCGATGGCGGCCTGGCCGGCCTCGGCATCCTGGTTCCAGTACAGCGCCTCACGCAGGCCCGGCTGGATCGTGTCCAGCAGCGTGTTGGGCACGTCCACGCCCATCGTCAAATCAACGGCCTGCACGTGCTCGTCGCCGTGCAGCTCCTTGCGGAAGTTCACGGACGTGAGCATCACGTCGGTCGTGGTGCGGAAAGCAAATTCGGGTTTCGGGTTCATGCTCATGGCTCCTTGGGTGGTGGGGGATGGGTGGTTTGGGATCGGGTCAAAAATCCGGGTCGTAGGACGGTGCGGTGCTGCGCGCGGAGCGATACAGCACCAGCGGCTCGTCCCCTTCGTTGCCCAGGTACTGCTGGCTGGCCTTGTCGAACCACAAGCCGATCGATCCCTCCCACTCGCCGTTGCGCTGCTTGTCGCAGATCAGCAGGGTGTCCGGCTCGTTGACTTCGACGTGCTTGTTCTCGGCCAACTTGCGTTCCTTGGCCTTGTTGCGCCAGACGCTGATCACGTTGTCCACCTGATCCGTGATCGCGCCCGTGCCCTTGTAGTCGTACTTGCTGGGCTTGTGGCTTTCATCGGCCGGCTTGCGGATGTGGTGCACCAGGTGGATGTGCATCTCGTGGTCGCGGGCGATGGCCGTCAGCTCGTCGACAAACGCCTTCTGGCCGTTGTAGTCGTCCTCGCCAGCCACGCACTTCATCAGCGAATCGATGAAGAAGTGCTTCACCCCTTTTTCCGTGGCGCAGTAGCGCACCACCGAAGCCACTTTTTTCGCCGTCACGGTGCCCTGCTGGTCGTACAAAAACAGCGTGCTCGACCAGTCGCGGAACTGCTCGTACACGTCGATCATCTGGCGCGTGGCCGCATCACCGCCGGCAAACCTCGGGTTTTTCTGGTCGAACCCGCTCCACTGCCGGGCCATGCGCTCGATGGTCTTGCGCGGCTTCATCTCGAAGCTGGCCATGCACACCGGCTGGTCCTGCGCAATCAGGTTCAGCGCCACCATCCCCGTGATCAGGCTCTTGCCCGCACCGTTCGCCCCGCCCCACAGCGTCACCTCGCCGGGGCGAAACTGGATCAACCCGTGCGTCTTGGCCCACGGCAGCACCTGATGCCGCGCACGCTGGGGCGGGTTGCGCAGGTTCTCGATCAGCTCGGCCACCCACACCGCGGCCGGCTTGACCCGCTGCTGGGTGTCCGTTTCCTCCTCGTACAGGCGGAAATCGATCATCTCGTCGGTCAAAAATTCCACGTCAGTTGCTCCAAAAACAATAGTGAAAAGCCAGCAGCACCGGCGCCACCTGGGCGCGCCAGTCCGGCCCCAGCAAATCGGCGTATCTGGCCCACGGATGCGCGTCCGTCACCTCGGCGCGGAACGCATCGGCCACGCCCACCAGCACCCCGCCGGCCTCCGCCACGACATCGACCACGCCCGTCCGCTCGCGCTCCAAGTCGCCCACCAGCGCCGTCACCGGCAGGCCGACGATCGCGCGCAGGTCGTAGGCGCGCAGGTCGCGCCGCGGCGACAGCCACAGCGCCTGCGGGTCGTCCCGCTTCCAGCGCCAGTCGGGCCGCGGGCATTCGCGCGTCACCAGGAAAACTTCCGGCGGGCGCAGCCGCTGGCGTCGGATCGAGCGCAGGGCGTCCAGGCTCATCAGACAAAGCTCCCAAGCGCGGAGTCCTGCTGGGCGGCCAGCGGGCGCGCAAACGCACCGCGCCCCGAGTCCTGCTCCTTGCCCAGCCAGCGGTTTATGAACGCCGCAACGCCACGGCGCGTTTTTCGTCGTCCGGGATTCGCCAGGCACCATGCCCGGATTTCGCGCAGCTTCTGCGGCACGTCCACCGCCGGAAACGCCTGATCCCACTCGGCCACCATCGCCTCCGTCACCGAGAACTCGGTTCCGTCGTTCAGCGGGATCAGCGCGACTGCGACCGGCGGCGGAACGTCGGCGGCGACCTCGACCAAGAGGTCGGCGCTACCTTCTTCCTGTTCCTGTTCCTGTTCCTGTTCCTGGTTACGAAACCCTTTCGGAAGGGTTTCGGAAGGGTTCGGTTCATCGACAGATGGGAGAGCGAGCACTTCGCCGCAAACCCGCATGAACTCACGCTTCCATCCGCATTCGATGGGTATCGACAGGGCAATCTTGGCGGCCGACTTGCGCTGGTTCGGGTTTTCCGGTTTGTTCCACTCCAAATGCTTGCGAATCCACACCCATTTCGTGGTTTCGCAACGGTTGGCGAAACCATTGTCGAACAGTTCCGCAAACCCTTTCGCAACCCTTTCCAAAGGCCAACCGAGGTCTTCCGAAACATACCCATCGGGCAACCGGAACACGCCCGCGATGGTGCTGTGAGGACAGCTCATCAGGTACAGGGCCAGCAGCTTTGCGTCGTCCGACATGCTGCCCGTCGTCTGGCTTGACCAGAACGTGCTGTAGACCTTGCCGTAGTCACGCATGAGGCAGCCCCCTCGCGTCTTCCATCCGCGCCACCGCCTCCGGCGATCGCTCGGCAATCAGCTGCTCCATGCGCATGCGGTGATAGTCCGCCCCAGCACGCGCGCCAAGGTATCCCGTGCGCTCCCAGGCCAGCATCTCGGCTTGCATCAGCAAGCCCTCGGCCTGGATGCGCAGCTCGCGCTCCTGATCGGCCGGTGACAATGTTTTTGGTTCGGTGCTCATGCAGTCACCCCTTCGCTCGGTACATCGCGTATCGCGGATTGCGGCAGTCGGCGTTCGAGCACTCGATCGAGCCCCGCTCGATGAGCAGCGCCAGCGCCCAGTGAATTGACCGGCCCTTGCGCTCGCCCATGCGCTCCAGCAGCTCGCCATAGCTGATCCAGTTGCCGCGGGCCTCGCGCAGCACCAGCAGCGCGCGGTGCGTGTAAGAGCCGTGCTGCATCGAGCCGGCCGGCTTGGGGTTGAAGGCAATGCGCGGGCGGCGCTGATATGCATCGCCGGCCATGCGGCGCAACTGAGAAAGCTGCCAGCCGAACACATCGCGCCCGCCCATCAGGAGTCCGCTCCAAAGGAGTCCGCTGCCAGCGGATTGACGCCCGCCACGCGGCAAATCACAGTGGACTCATGCAGCTTTTCAGCGCTCCACTTGGCCAGCATCTCGCGCATTACGTCGGTGCGCGCGCGACCCGTCGCGTTGCAGTAGCCATCGAGCACGGCCAACTCAGATGCGGACATCTCAAAGCGCAACTCTGTTTTTTCGGCCATGGCTTAGGAAAATCGCGTTGTGCGGAACTGATGTGTTGCAAACTCGCCATGGGCTTCGGCACGCATGCGCTGCGCAGCGCGAATTGCGTCATCCATGCTCTTAAAACGACGGCGAACCCTCTCCCCGTTCGTTACTACCTGAACCACATAGAGAGTCGATCGGTTCAAACGAGTCTCTGCATAAACATTGAGAATTCCAAGCGCGTTCGACGATGCAACAGACCTATTTCTCATGTTCTCTGCGTGCGTGCAAACCCGGATATTCGATCGTCTGTTATTCAGACCATCTCCGTCCGCGTGGTCAACGACGCTTCCAGCTCCAGCTCCTGCGATGAGCCGATGCATCAGCACAACGGAACGCTTGCCGTTATTGTTTGTGGTGGCGGCGGCGTAATGCCAGCGTGCATTCGGGCCACCGAGAAGACGCCACTTGTATTGCTGTACCAAGCAAAAAACGTCTTCATCAATCTCAGCAAAACGCCCGTGACCGAGTGGAATCTGCATCGACCAATCCTTTGCAAAAAAGCCCACCGGCCCGAAGGCCAGCGGGCAAACCACGGCGGGTTGGTGCCCGACGCTGGAGTCAACTTGTTGGGTGGGCACTTACGTCACCTCCCCGCTTGTCTCTTGGGGGGTGGGGGTGGTGCGCAATTCGTCTGGAATATCTTTCCCAAGGCGGACGAGCGCGGCGATCACGCGGTCAACCAGACGTCGCGGCAGATCGTCGGGCCATTGCGATATAGCCTGACTGTTGACGCCTATGGCTTCAGCCGCCCCGGATACCGACCCGCCAAGCAAGTTGATGGCTTGTTGCTTTCTCATGGGCGCCTATGTTAGCACCCTTACAGTCAATGCGCAAGCACACTGACAGTGAATTTTAAATTATTCGGTTAGCGCACTTGACAGATTGCGTTAGCGCGCTTACATTACACCCTAACGCAGCAAAACCACCCAGCCCTAGCGATACCGGGGCGAACCGAGCGGAAGCGGGAGGGGGTGCAGGAGATGTTCTCCGAAGCGGCACCGGGCCAAGCGATCGAGCCGAGCCCGACGATCCTTAAAAAGCCAACTTCCCGGGCCTCTGATGGCAGGGCGTGAACCGCGACGAGAGCAGCGGGTGATGGGGCCGGCAGCCTAGAGCAGCAAGCCGGTGGAACGCGACTGCCCCAGGTGGGGATTGGAAGTCGCGTGGACACGGCACTGATGTTGATCAGCAAAGCCCAGCCAGTGGGCAGCGGGAGCCGGCAACGCCGGGTGATGTCCGCGAAGCCCCTGGGAACAGGGGCAAAACCTGAGCCGCGTGACAGGCGGCTGAGGTTTTCAACCCCCACCACACACAGGAGAGATAAATGATCGAAGGCCAGTCTTTCACGGTCACTGGCAGCACGGACTACCCGGTCTGCGACTGCTGCGGCAAAACGAATCTCACGCGCGCCGTGGCTGTCACGAATGAGCACGGCGAGGAATTCAACGTCGGCTGCATCTGCGCATCGAAGCTGATGCGCCAGGTGTACCAAGGCAAGCGCCACAAGCTCAGTCCTGATGCCGTGCTGTCCATCGGCAAGCGCGCCAGCGCATCTGCCGCATGGAAGGAGCGCAACGGCTGGAGCCCGCAGCGGCTGGTGGCGGCATGAAAGTCACGGATCTCGCCGCACGCCGTAAGCAGAACGATAGGCGCAAGTACGCCGACCTTGTGATGGAGGCGTGGGACCGGCTGGCACCGCCGCATGAAAAACATGCCAAGCGCATCGGCAAGCCGTCCATGCTGGACACCAATCCCGAAGTGCGGCGCAAGGCCAAAGCCGCGCTGTAACCCCCCACTCCCCGGCAGTGCCGGGGCCAACGATTTGTGAGAGTAGGCACAGGGTGGAAACCCTGCTCATGCAAGCGGCGAGCCTACAGCCGATCTTGCCCTCCACCATGCAGCGCTAACCGCGGCCAACCACCGGCCAGGGACATGGGAACTCAGTGGTGACACCCCGGAAAGACGGGGACCATCAACCAATCAAGGAGAGACAGATGCGGATCAAAACCATCGCCGCTGCCGCAGCCATCGCCCTGCTGGCCGGCTGCGCCACATCACCCGGAGGCGCGAACTACCGCCCCATGGTCGACACCGGCACGCGCATAGGCGTGTACGAGCAAGACCTGGCTGATTGCCAGCAGTACGCCCAGCGCGCGGCAGGCGCTGGTGACGGCGCTGTCGCGGGCGCGGTGGGCGGCGCAATTGTCATGGGCGTGCTGAGCGCCATCCTGGGCGGCGGTGGGCATGGCCGCTGGGCTGCTGCAGGAGCTGTCGCTGGTGGGCTGCAAGGAGCTGGCGCAGGCGAGGCAAACCAGCGCGCCGTGGTGCTGCGCTGCATGTCTGGCCGTGGTTACAGCACGCTCAATTAAGGAGATGGAGATGAACAACCTGCACCCCGCCTTCGCCGCCGCGCTTGCGCCATTCGCGCCACCCGACGCCTTCACCGAAGCGCAGCTACTGGAAGCCGACCGCTACCTGGCCGGCCCGGCGCGCGACCCGCAGTTTTTCAACCGGCGCACCGAGCTGTACGAGCAGCGGCGCCAGCGTGAGGCCGAGCGCCTCGAACTTCAACACCAGGAGTTCTGATGAGCGCCCTGCACCGCGCCTGGCTGGCCGACCGTGCGGCGCGCACCGTCAACGTGCTGCTGGCCACCGCCAGCTGCGGCCACCCCGATGCCATGGCCGCCGCCGACGACATCAACCTCACGCTGGAGATGCTGGACTGCGCCACCTGGCGCAGCGGCGACCTGCGGGGCGAGGCGCGCGCCTGGCAAGAGGCCAATGCCCAGCTGGCCACCTGCGCGCCCGGCGTGCGCGCCCTGCTGCGTCTGAAAACCTACGTTCAGGAGTCGATCGAATGAACACCACCCGCTTGACCCAGGCCCGCCGCCTGTTTTGCAACGACCTCACGCCGCGCCACACCCAGCGTCACAACATCCGTCAGTGGGTTCGCCAGGTGCGCGCGCTGGGGCCTCGCTGGAGGGCGCTGCCATGAACGGCGGCGTTTGCCCCCATCAATCTCAGGAGGCCCGCCGTGCGTGAAAGGCCAATTTTGTTTTCCGCGCCGATGGTCAGAGCAATCCTGAGCGGATCGAAGAGTCAAACGCGGCGGGTTGTGAAGCCGCAGCCCGAGCGCCGCAACATTGAGCAGATCGGCAACATGCTGGGATTCAAAAAGCGCCAAGGCGACGGCTTCTGGCTGTGGCCGAATGCGCGCGAAAGAATCTTGGCCGAGTGCCCCTACGGGGCGCCCGGCGATCAGCTGTGGGTGCGTGAGACTTGGCAGGCCATCGACGGCAACGAACTTGCCCTGCGAATCATGACCGAGCCGCATCCGTCGCGTGGCTGGATCGAATACGCCGCCACAGTTCCGGAGGGCCACGAACCTCCGCCCCGATGGCGCCCCAGCATCCACATGCCCCGCTGGGCCAGCCGCATAACCCTTGAGGTGACTGGCGTGCGCGTGGAGCGGCTGCAGGACATCAGCGAAGCGGATGCGCTTGCCGAGGGGGTATCCGCCATCCTGGATGAAATGCGCCGTGCTACGCCGCGCTGCGACTTCCAGGCGCTTTGGCAGTCCATCAACGGCCCCGGCTCATGGGACGCCAATCCATGGGTATGGATCGTCGAATTCAAGAGGATCAAGCCATGACCGAGCGCGCCGACCACTGGGCCGTCTGGCTCACCCTGATTCTGTGCGTGCTGGCGTTTGTGCTGGGGATGTGGCTGATGCCCGGCCCCAGCGACACCGAGGCGCTGCAGGACACCGCCGCCGACCTGCGCGACGCCCAGCAACAGGCTCGGGCCAAAATCCACCAAGCCCAGGCGCTGGCGCTGCTGGCGGCCAGTGGGCACAAATGACCAAGGAAACATCATGACCAACGCCCTCACCACCCTCACCCAAACCCTCGCCACCAAACTCGACATGGGCGACGGCGAAGGTCTGATTGAAACCCTAAAGGCCACCGCCTTCAAGGGCGAAGTGACCGACGCGCAAATGACCGCGCTGCTGGTGGTGGCCAATCAGTACGGCCTCAACCCCTGGACGAAGGAAATCTATGCCTTCCCCGACAAGAACAACGGCATCGTGCCCGTGGTCGGGGTGGACGGCTGGAGCCGCATCATCAACTCGCATCCTCAGTTCGACGGCATCGAGTTTCACCACGCCGACAAACTTGTGACGATGCCCGGTGGCAAGCCAGCGCCCGAGTGGATCGAGTGCCACATCTACCGCAAGGACCGCAGCCGGCCCATTGTGGTGCGCGAATACCTGGACGAGGTGTACCGCGCGCCCTTCAAGGGCAAGTACGGCGAGGTGACCGGCCCCTGGCAGACGCACACCAAGCGTTTCCTGCGTCACAAGTCCATGATCCAGTGCGCTCGCCTGGCCTTCGGCTATGGCGGCATCTACGACCAGGACGAGGCCGAGCGCATCGTTGATGCGACCGAGAAGCACATGGGGCCGGCTGACGTGGTGCAGCCAGCACCCGCACCGGTCAAGTTCTACGACCCCGCCAAGTTCGACCACAACCTGCCAAAGTGGGCTGAAACCATCCAGCAGGGCCGCAAGAGCGCCAAGGACTACATCGACTTCGCCGCCACCCGAGGCGAGCCCTTCACTGAAGAGCAGAAAGCCCGGCTGCTGTCCGTCAAGGCCGTGCCGCCCGCCGATGAAGTCCAGGACGTGCAGCCAAAGACCGAGGCCGCGCCCACCGTCACCTATGCCGGCCTGGCCGGGCGCCTGCAAAACGCCGCCAACTTGGATGAGCTGGACGAGATCGCCACCCTGATCGGCGCGGTCGAGAACCCGCAGCATCGGCAGGAACTCACCGCAATCTACGAAGACACCCAAGCCAGCTTCGCCTGAAAGGAACCACCATGCGACAAGTCATCAACCACGAACAAGGCAGTGCCGCCTGGCACCAGCACCGGCGCGAGCACTTCAACGCCAGCGACGCCCCCGCCATGCTGGGCTGCAGCCCCTACAAAACCCGCCAAGCGCTGCTGCACGAAGTGGCCACCGGCATCGTTGACGCCGAGATTGACGCGGCCACCGCGCGCCGCTTTGCCGATGGCCACCGCATCGAGGCACTTGCCCGCCCGTTGGCCGAGCAGATCATCGGTGAAGAACTGGCCCCGCTGGTGCTGGCCGATGGCAAGTACAGCGCCAGCTTCGACGGCCTGACATTCGAGGGCGACACAGCATGGGAGTGCAAAACACTCAACGCCGCGCTGCGCGACGCCATCCCGAATCGACTTGACGGCATCCCGGAAAGCGGCCACCAGTTGCCCGAGCACTATCGTGCGCAGCTTGAGCAGCAGGCCATGGTTTCGGGCTGCGAGCGCATCCTGTTCACGGCGGCAAGTTTGGACGGCGACGAAATCAGCGAAGGGCGCCACTGCTGGTACACGCCAGACCCCGATATGCGCCAGCGCCTGGTTACTGGCTGGGCGCAGTTTGAGCAGGACGTAGCCGCCTACAACCCAGCAGCCGAGCGCCCCGCCCAGGCCGTGGCCGCGCCCATGGAAAGCCTGCCCGCCGTGGTGGTGCAGGTGCAAGGCGCCCTCACGGTCGCCGGCAACCTGCCCGCCTTCGGGCAGGCCCTGCGCGCATTCATCGAGCGCATCCCGGCCAGGCCCGCCACCGATCAGCAGTTCGCAGATGCTGAGGCCGCGTGCAAGGCGCTGCGCAAAGCCGAGGACGCGCTCGCCCAGGCCGAGGACGGCGCACTGGCGCAGATCAGCGACGTGGAAGTAATGCGCCGCACCGTGGCCGACCTGAAAGAGCTGGCACGATCCACCCGGCTGGCCACCGAGAAGCTGGTCAAGGCCGAGAAGGACGCGCGCCGCACCGAGAAAGTCGTGGCGGCGCGCCAGGCGTTTGACAAGCATGTCGCCGCCTGCCAGCTGGACATCAAGGGCGTTCTCCTGAATGTGCCCATGCCGGATTTCGGCGCGGCCATCAAGGGCCTGAGCAGCCTGTCCAGCATCGACGACAAGCTGACCGCCGCGCTGATCGCCGGCAGGGCCGAGGCCAACACCATCGCCATCCGGATCATCAACAACCTGAAAACGCTGGACAGCGTGCCGCAGTACGCCCACCTTTTTGCCGATCGGCAGGAGCTGGCCTACAAGGACGCCGAGACGCTGGAGCTGCTGATGCAAAAGCGGGTGGATGCCGAGGCGGCTCGCATCGAGGCCGAACGCGAGCGCATCCGCCAGGAGGAAGAACGCAAGGCCCATGCCGCCGCCGAGGCCAAGGCCGAAGCCGAGCGGGCGCGCATTCGGGCCGAGGAGCAACAGAAGGCTCAAGCGGAAGCGGCCGAGCGCGAAGCAGCGGCTCGGCGCGAGCGAATCCTGGCCGAAGCCGCCAAACCAGCCGTAACGCGAGCACTGGAAGCGATCGAACGAGAAAAAGAGGCCACGCCGGGAAAGCCCATTGCACCTGCACCGACCGCTGCCGCGCCTGTGGCCGCTGGCATTGCTAACGCTGCGGCAACTGGCGATGCGGCCGATGAAGCTCCTACCCTTACCCTCGGCGCCATCAACGAGCGCCTGCACCCGATCAGCATCAGCGCAGCCGGCCTGGCCGAATTCGGCATCGAGCCGCTGGCGACGAAGAAGGCCGCAAAGTTGTACAGCCAGTCTCAGTTCGAGCAGCTTTGCCAGGCCATTGTCCGGTGCGCTACCGACGCCATGCGCGGCGAGCTGGAGGCAGCATGACACCACACCCACAATGGGGGCGAGGAATGACCGAAGCCAGCATCACGGCTCTCACGCGCGATCAGTGGGTCGAAGCATGCGCCAAAAGGTACATGACCGCGTGGGAACTAGATCAAGAGATAGCTGCGTACTTTGCTGCCGCGTGCGCGGATAAACAGGCCAAATCCAATGGCATTGATATCGATAACTGGGAGTCTCCTGACGATGTCGCAGATGAAGACATGAGCTATTGGGAGAACGACGAATGACCACCAACACCAATGCCGCCCCTGACCTCAAGACCGTCATCAATTTCCTGATGGGCGACGGCCCTCTCAACGGGTTTCAATTCGGCGAAACGCCGGAAGGCGCGGGCAAATACTGGTGGCGCGCAGAGCTTCGCCGTGCGGCACTCTCCACCGCAGCACAGCCGCCAGCATTGACCGGAGACCCGGCAGAGCCACGAGACGACAGCGACCGCATCTATGACAGGCCAGTCGGCTACCTGCCGGCTTATGAGCTTAGTCGATTGCACTCTGGGCACGGCGCGCAACTCCGAAGTGCAAAGTTCGGGCCGAGCGCGCTCGACGGAGATGTGCCGGTGTATCTGGAATCGAGTGCTCTGGCGCTGGTTCAAGCGTTAATCGGCGCTCAGAGAGCAATCAACAGCATGAAGGTTGAAGCAGAGACGGCTGCTCAAGGCGACGAGCAAATGATGCTTGAGGCGTGCGAACAAATCTCAAACGAAGGACTGGACGCCTGGATGGCGATCCAATCTACCCTCGCAGCCGCCCCCAAAGAAGAACCCGCGCAGCCTGAGCGAATGCCTCTCACCGACTCACAGATCGACGCCTCCCGCACCAATGCGCAGAAAGACTCAAATGACTGACACCAACACCCTGGCGCCGTGCCCGTTTTGCGGAGCGGGCACTACAGTCATTCGAGAGAATGGCCTCATTTGGCAGGGCATGAAGTACGGGGAGCCCTCAAGCGTTTCCGTGCTTCACCATTGCGAGGCGACACCCGGCCAACCAAGCCGCGCCATCGAGCGAGTTGGCAAGGACCGCGCAAGCGCAATCGCCGCCTGGAACCGCCGCGCGCCCACCACCCAGGCAGCGCCCGCCCCAGCAGCACAGGGGGATGCTTGTGACGCAAAGCACATCGCCGCCCTGACAGAAATCGTGAGGATGCCTAATGCGGAGTACGTGGCGGACGCCCATAACGCGGCCGTCAAATACCTGCGCGCCCGCGTAGCCAAGGAAGGAGCCAAGCATGGCTGAAAGCACGGTCTGGCGCGTGATGCATCCCGACGGCTCACGAACCGTCGTTGGTCACTATCCGCTGGCGCTGGCCTATGCCAAGGGCGACAGATCGCGCATCGATGAGATCGCGCTCGACCTGCATCCCGGCCCGTTGAAGCGCGAGCTGGCTGTATTGCGCGGCTTCGCTGCATCTCGTGGAGACGACGACTGCGTTCAAGAGGCGGAGATCGACCTGCATCGCCTGCAGCACATTGAATCCGCCGCTCTGCTGGCCCTCGGGCTGCTGTGGATGACGGAGCGCGACAACGACAAGGTGCAGGCGGCGTTCAAAACGCTGCGCAATGCCTTGGGAGGCAAAAACGCGCTGCGCAAAGGCATCGAGGCCGCAATCGAAGCCGGATACGAAGCCGACCACCCGCCAGGCGCGGACTGGTGGGCCGGCAAAAGGGATGAATCATGACCACCTCCAGCCGCTCCCGCCCGCGTCATCATCGAAACGCATCGACTGACCGAGCAGCGCAACCATCCGCGCCGCCAAATCAGCCACCCCATAGCGCACTGCGCAAAACCTATATACACGGAGGCTCGAATGCCTAACACAACTCCCATTGGGGCGGATGCCCTGCGCGAGGCGCTGTGGATATGCGTAGAGCACAACGCATTGCACTTTGGCGAGAGACACAACACGGTAGTCCAAGGGCGCGCTGCCCTTGCTGGCGCAGCCCCAGCAGCACAGGGGGAACAGCGATTTCAGTTAAGGCTACACAACACCATGAACACCTACACCGTCGTCCTGCTTTACCCCGACCACATCGCCAACAACTACGGCCATGAGCACTACTTCTGGGAGGGCGAGGCCGACTCACCCGCCGAAGCCGCTCGTGCCGCCCAGCAACATCTGGCCAGCGAGCACAACAGCGGCGCCGCCACGAGCGACCCGGACGACTTCTACGTCGTCGTGGTCATCGAGGGCGAACCAAAGCTGTACTTCCCCTGAACGAGGGCCAAGGGAAAAAATAAGCGATGTGGAAGCTGCTCAATTTTTTCTTTGGGTACGACTATGTGGCATGGGCAAATGCCGCCGACAACGGCATTGCGAGGGTTCATGTTGATGGACTCGGCCGTGCGTTTTATTGGCGGTACAAGAGCACGCGAGTCACCGACATCATTGTGGAACCCGAGCGAGTCATTTGGCTCACCTGCAGCCCGAACAAATATTTCGGCTCCGGTACTGAGGGTTCACCGGCTGAGAAGCAGTCCGGTGCGACGAATTGGATTAATGGAAGGATCAACAAATGACCGCCATCACCATGATCCAACTCAGCCCAGCCGAGCTGCAGGGCATCGTCGCCAGCGCCGTGCAAGTGTACGAAATCAGCGTACGGTCACGGCCTCGCGGGCACTGGTGTAGGCGCGCTCGCAGCTTGTGCCGGCGGCGTGGGCGGCGTCAGCAAAGACAGCCAGCGTTCCCGCTCGGTCGCTAGCGCTTGCGAGCAGCTCGGCAAGCATTCGGGTGGTGGCGTCGGCTGCTTCGCGCTCTCGGGCAGCTCTGGAATTTGAATCTGCTTGGACACGAGCACCGGCACTTGCGGCACGGGTGATAGTGGCGAGTTGCTCGCGCAGGCGGTCAGCAGCAGCAGCGGCAGCAGCGCGGTCAGCAGCGTGTTGGGCTTGAGCATGTCGGGCATCCTGATCTTGCTTGTCAATCGTGGCTTGCAGGGCCTGCTCGCGCGCGGTCAGCTCGCGCTCGATTTCGAGGGCGCGGGCGTGGGCTGCAGCCTTGGCCAGCGCGGCGTCGGCAACGGCCTTGGCGTGCTGCTCGCGTACCTGCGCCAGTTCCGCCTTGGCATTGCTGACGCGCGTTTGCTGCACGCCACCGGCCAGCAGAGCACCGGCCACGGCGCCGGCGGCGGCAAAAGCCCACCAAGGGAGCAAGTTGAGGGTCACACGCCCCCCTTGATAATGTGGCGCACGGTCGTCGCGGGATGCGCCTTGGCGTAGGCCTCGGTCACCCAGCGCCCAGTGATCGCGCTGCGATAGCGCACATGCGTTTTCTTCGGCTTCATGGTGCCTCCATATGGCTCTCCGCCACGGTATTTGCGCGTCAGCCCAAGCGTCCGCGCACGGTCGTACACCTTGCCAATCGAGCGGCGCAGGCGCTGGGCCAGTGCACGCACCGGCACCGTGCCGTAATCCAGCATCGCGGCATCGTCGGTCACGCTCCATGCGCTCATTGCACGCTCCCGCCGCAGGCCAGCACCGCCTCGCGCTCGTACATCGCCACGATGCCATCGGCCACGGCTTGCATGCCGTCGATCTGCTCGACCTCGCCCACCAGGCCGGCCGCCTGCAGCCCGGCCAGCTCCTCGCGCGTGAGCAGGTAGCGTACGCCGTATTGCTTGCCGTCAGCGCCGGTCTGGATGGCTCCGAATACGATCATGCCCACCGCTCCCGCACACCCATCATCCAGCGCAGCCAGATGCTGATGGCCCAGTCGATCCATTCGCCGATGTCGATCATTTCGATCCTCCCAGTTTCGCCAGCGCCTGCATGCCACTGGGCGAAGATGCCACCGCACCCACGCCCCAAAACGCGCCCACGGTGGTGCACATGCTCACCCATGCGGCGGCGTCAAGGATGCGGATCGAAGCGAGGTAGGTCGCGCAGCCGATCAGGGCCAGCGCGATCAGCGTCTTGGCGTCAAACACACGGCCCAGGTAGCCGCCGAAGTCTTGCAGGGTGCTCATGACCTTGACGCCAACTTGTCGCGCAGACGAAATCCCAGCAGCGGCCAGATTTTGTTGACCGCGTGTTCGCGGGCGACGCGACGGCCAATCTCGGCATTGAAGTTCTCCGGGCTGACGCACGCACTCTCGCCAGTGACGGTGAAGCCGTTGCGCAGCACCAGGACGCAGAAGGTCAGCAGCTCCAGCGGCAGGAGGTCGGAGTTATCTGCGGTGGGGCGCTCGCGGCCCACGTAGGTGTCGGACTCAAGAGCGCCCGCACGGCCCTCGCGCGCCGTGAAGAAGTGCTCGCTGGAAATCTCTGCCTCGATGTCCGCAGGCGTCACGCGCTCTGCGGTCGATGCGGCCGCGATTTCAGTTTCAGTGGTGTGGTTCATCATGGCTCCTAAGTTGGCCGAGTTCAGATCGGCATTGTTGGTACTCAATCGAATGCTCCTTTGCGTGCCCGCCGCGCCTTGCTCTCGGCAATTCGAGCCGTGGTGATGCGGCCGCAGCCGCGCAACATGTGCGCCGCCGCGCGATACCAGCGGCGCGTCATCTTGGCATCAAGCGCGGCCTCGCCACCAGCGCGCCGGATTACTGCCTGGATCGGGCGGCGCTGGCTTGCTGAAGTCGTGGTGTGCCACCGGCGCGCCGTCGCGGCTCAGGACGGCCAGCAGGCGCTGGCCATCGAGGTCAGTGCGTCCGACCAGCCTCCAGCCGCTCCTGCGTCTCCTCCCGCAGCTTGCGCAGTTTGCCCTGCTCCACCCCAATGGCCCGCTCGAACTCGGCGTCGCTGATCGCGTTCGTTGACCGCTGCCGCGCCAGTTGCCGCATGCCGCGCTCCAACTCGGCCTGCTTGCCCTTGGACTCCAGGATGATGTTGCGCTCCAGGATGTCGCGCGGGTAGCTTGCCGCCTTCACGCCAATCGACGAGGCGATGGCCTGGGCCACGCTGCGCTCGCGCCCGAAGGCGTCCGTGCGACCCTTGGCGGCGTCGATCACACCGGTGGTGGCGTAGCTGCCAGGCAGGCCCAGCACGTTCGGCGCCGCCCACTTGTACACGAAATCAGCCACCTTGCCGGCCTTTTGCCCGGCCGTGTCGGTTTCCAGCACAATCGGTTTGCCGGTGAACTGCGACTTGTTGGCGATCAACTCGCCAGCCAACGCCAGCGGGCCGCCCGGCATCAGGGACGGCGGAATCGGCAGGGCTGCGTGGCCTTGACCAAGGTCGAACACGTCGCCCATAGGCACCCAGCGCCGGATGTCCAGGAACACCGGTGAGCCGTTGTTGTCGTTCCACGGCATGCGGATCAACTTGGGCACCATGCCCCACACGCCGCCGGCCTTCTCCTTGGGCAGCAGCTTGCGCACCTTGTCGTCGTCCGCGCCGCCGCCTGCCAGCAGCGATCCAAGCAGGTCGATCGCCCCGGCCACGGCCATCAACTTCAGAATCTTGTGCGGCTTGTTCATGGCGATGTCGGCCAGCATCGGCGCGGCGCGGTAGGTGTACGAGATGAACGGCAGCACCGTCTTGCGCGCCGCCTGCACCCAGGGCGCGTTGATGTTGTAGTCCATGAACGAATGGCGAGCGATCCGACCGGCCTCAATGTCGGTCTTGCCTTCCTCCTTGGCCTTGAGCCAGGACGCCAGGCGAAACACCGAGTCCTCCGACTGGTACAGGTCGATCATGTTCCCGCCCTCGCGGATCACCTGACGCACGCCCTGCGCGCCGGCCGCCGCCTTCGCCGCTGCGCCCACCTCGCCTTGGCGCAACAGTTGCAGGGCCGACATGACGCCAACCTGCGCGGCCGTCGAGTTCGGATCGGCCCGCAGCTCGGCTTCCATGGCGGCCAGCAACGGATCGACCTGCGCCTTCATGGTTTCGTTGACCACAAACGAGCCCAGTTCGGCGCCGGAATCCTTGTAGCGCTTCACCAGCTCGCGCGCGGCGTCCTGGTCAGCCATGCCGGCGGCGGCCTTCATCCCCTTGCCAGCCAGACCGATGATCCCCTGCACACTGGTCGAATCGTGGGCGCCCATGATGATCCGCAGCGCCTTGGCCACGTGCCCGGCCGTCACGTCGTGCCAGTCGGCCATCACAAAGTTCGACATGATGTTGTTCATGTGAACCGTGGGCGACAACGCAGTTTTTGACAGCTTCCAGGCGTTGAGGATGGCCCCGTACACCTTGCCGAAGCCCTGCGCCGTGTGCAGCGCCTGGCGCACCTCGTTCCACACCGGCCCTTCGACGTACTTTCCGGCCAGCTCGCCGTACTTCTTCACCGCCGTACCAGCGATGGTGGTCTCGGGCACCTTCACCCATTCGCCCGGCTTGAAGGCGCGTAGCAGGCTTTCCGACGCATCCACGATGGACGCGCCGGCCGGCAATTGGGCTTCGGTGGGCTTGGCCTGCGTGCGCGACAGCCAGCCCAAGAACCGACCGACCTCGACATCACGAATCATGCCGTGCAGGGTCTTGGCGATGGCAAAGCGCGCCTCGTCGATCTCGCCCATCTTCTGGCGCTCATCGGCGGTCCAGTCGCGCCATAGCGTCAAGTCGCCGCGCTTGACATCGCGCACCTCGAAGGTGGCCCCCTTGCGCCACTCGGCATACTGCTTCGGCGCCGCGCGATCGGCCGGCAGGTACACGGTTTCCAGCACCCGGCCATCGCTGCGCCCATCCATGCCCGGCAGCGTCTGCGTGCCGGCACCGCTTGGCGCCAGGCGATCGTAGCGCGTCAGCTTCTTGCCGATCAGGTTGGGATCGGCCTTACCGGCCTTGCGCGCCACGTCCCACCACTCAGGCGCCGTCTGTCGCACCATGGACATGGCGACGGTTTCGGTCGTACCGCGGCCCTTGTACTGGTTGCCCAGGATGGCCACGGTGCGCGCCCGCGCCGCCTTCGCGCCCTTGGGCTCCAGCACATGCTTGGCATAGCTGCGGTGCAGGTAGGCGAACTTGTTGCGCTCGTAGCTGCGCTGATCCAGCTGGCCCAGGTCCACCGCCTCTTGCGACAACTTGTCGATCACGCGCTGGATTTCCTGCAGCTTCTCCGCGCTGCCTTCGGGCAGCTCGTCCATGCCACGGATGATCTTGTCGGGGTCGGTTTCGTTCATCCAGCGGTAGGCCGCCGCCGACTCCTCGCGCGTCAGGCTGGCCAGACTGTCGATCATCTCGCCGGCCTTGCGCAGCTGCACCTGCTGGCGCGCCTGCATCAGCACACGCTCGTCGCGCACGCGCGGATCGAGCCCGTAGTCACTGACCAGCCCGGCCTTGACCGACTCGGGCGTGTAGCGGTTCAGAGCGCCCGCGATGACGCTGCCCACCTTCTTGGCGGCCCATTCCACGCCCGTGGCGCGCGTGATTGCCTGAGCCACCGCGTCCAGCGGTTGCGCGGTGCGGGCGGACTTCTGGATCAGCACCTCAGCACGATCGGCCGGGGTCAACTGGGCCTGCTGGCCGGCAGCGGCCGATGGCAACGCCCCGGCGCGGCTCAGGCGCGGCGCGCCATCAGGAACCTGGATCGACCGCTTCTTTTTGACAACAACCTGAGTTGCTGGTTTTGGCTTGTCGGTGTTAAAATCGAAGCGTTCGGAGGCTACTTCTAGCCCGAAGCGGTCAGGGTGAAGCGAAGATTCCTTGGCGACAGCAATTGAAGGTGACGTGGCTTCAGCGTCACGGGTGGGGAAGGTTAGGCGCCCCACCTTCTCCGGATTCCCCCACAAGTTCTGAGCGTTGCGGTACGGTCGCACGGTCGTGATCGAATAGTGATCGCCACGCCACACAGCCACCACGGCTTGCTTCATCAGCGGGTTCGGGAATATGAACTTGCTGCCGTCGTAGTGAACCTCTTTCACTCCGCGCAGCACTTCCACCGCCTGCCGCACCAGGTCTTCGGCCAGGTCTCCCGTTTGTTTTTTCGGCATGCGCGTGGCGTCGCGTCTGGTGTTGTCGGCCATGTGCTCGATGCCAAGTCCGCGATGCGCGCCCTCAGCAACTCCAACAGGTAGGCGAATCGGCCCCGCCTTGACAGTCTTGCCTGCGGGCACTTGCGCCAGATCGCCCGTCAAGTTGCCATCGTACTCGGGCGTCTCCGGGATCACCGAATCGTTCACCGTGCGGTAGCCGTCGCGCACGATGCGACGCGCCAGCATCGCCGCCGCCGGGTTCTTGCCGCGCCACTGCGCCATCAGCGATTCCAGGCCGTCGAAGTCGGCCAGCGCCATGGCGTCGGCATTCTCGTAGCCCCGCTGGGCGGCCTGCTTGTTCAGCCACCGGGATTGCTGCTGTGCGTCCGCGGCCATGCTGCGCACGGCCGGCTTGCGTCCGGCCAGGTGCTCGCGCGCGGCCGTCATCAGCTCGGCCGCCAGCAGGTCCGCCTTCTGCTGGTCTGACAGCCGACTCTCCAGCCAGCGGCCCATGCGAGCGGCCAGCGCCGTGAAGCCCGAACGCGCCAGCCATTGCTGCACCTTGTGGGCCACCCGGCGCCAGCCCTTGAGCTTGACCAGATCGGCCGGCGGCACATCGACCAGCAGTTCCTCGACGGCCGTGGTGACCGGCACCTTCAGGCGCTTGGCCACGGCGTTTGCGCGGCGGTTCAGGTCGTCGTTCAGGTTCAGCAGCGACTGCATCACCCGCGCGCGGTCAGCGCCCAGGATCGCGGCCAGGCCGGCGTGCCCCGCCTCGTGCGTGGCCAGCACGTGCTCGGCGCGCTCCATGCTTGCCAGGTTGCCCGCGAACAGGTAGATGCTGCCGTCGTGGAAAGCGCCCTCGGTGTCATCCATGGCGCCCTGCTGCTCCAGGTAGGCAAGCAGGGCCGGCGGTGCATCCTGGGTGGACTGCAGCACCTCGACGCCCGGCAGCTTGGGCAGCGCCGCGGCCACGCGATCGGCCATGGCTTGCACGTCGGCCAGCTTCACGCCTGCGCCGTCCTGCTCGGCCACGCCCCGCGACATCGTTGGGACGTTGGCGGCCGGCTCGGCCTGGGCGGCGCCCTCGGCGGCCAGCGTGGCTTTCAGGCTCTGCACCTGCGCGCGGGCGTCCGTCAGCATTTGCGCCATCGGGAACGGCGCCTGGCGCCGATCCTTGATCGACTCCATGACCGCCTTCTGCTCGGCGATGCGCTCGCGCAGCTTGTCGGGGCGGCGCGCCACCGCGGCCACGGCGTTTTGTGCGCGCATGGCGATGCCGGCCGGGGACTCGCCCGGGTTGGACACGAGATTCATCGGCTCGCCGGCCTGCAGCTCGATCCAGGCGCTGAACGCGGAGCCCACCTTGGAGCCGTGGAACACCAGCGGCATGCCGCCAATCTCACCCACGGGCGTAGGTTCGGTCACCACGCGCCCGGACAATTCGTTGAGTTGGCCGATCAACGCCTCACCGAACTTCGCGCGCTCGGTGATGGTGGCTTTGCCCACCTTGGCCGTGAAGTTGTCCCCGCTCAGGTCGCGCGCCTTCTTGGCCGCGGCCTCGGCGGCAGGAAGGGACTTCTCGGCACCCTGGACGGCCCACTCGGCCTGCCGGTAGCGGTCGATGAACGACTGGCGCTGCGTCTCGTGGGCCTGATACAGGCGCTCCAGGCGCTTGACCTCGTTTTCCTGCCCGGCCAGCTCCAGCACGCGCGGATCGTCGGCCACCATCGCCGCCAGCACCGAGTAGTTCGACTCGGAATCCACGTCCTCGACCTCGTTGATGCTGCCGTCGCCCGTCATGATCTGGTCGATGAACGCGGCCTTGCGGGCGATCATCTGCCACATGTTCTGGTCGTAGGTGCCCTTGGTGGCAAAGGCGTACAGATCGACCGACGGGTTCTTGTTGCCCTGGCGCACGGCGCGGCCCTCGCGCTGCTCGATGTCGGCCGGATACCAGGTCGGGTCCAGGTGGAAGATCGTCGTCAGGCGCTGCTGCGCGTTCACGCCGGTGCCCATGTTCTTCGACGTGCCGAACAGGATGCGAATCTTGCCGGCGTTCACGTCGCGAAACAGCTTGAGCTTGTCCGCCGACGCCTTGTAGTCGCTCATGTAGGCGACCTGCTTCATATCCACGCCGGCCTCGGCCAGGCGCTTGTTCACCCAGGCGCGCGTGTCGAAGCCACGGTTCAGGCGAACGCCATCGCCAAAGCCGATGTCCGAGAACACCATCATCGTGCCGCCCTTCAAGGGCTCGGGCTGGCCGGTCTTCTTGTCGATGTAGGTGTTGACCGCGGTTTCCTTGTAGCGCTCGACCAGCTTGTCGATCATCTGATTGAGTTTGGACTGCGGGTCGTTTCCCGCGCCCGGGGTCACAAAGCGCGTGTCGATCGCCGCCAGGCGGCCGTCGCCGATGATGGCAATGATCGGGTCGGGGTTGTTGGGCTCGTCCTTGCTGGGACGCCACTTGCGCGAGGCCTCGGTGCGCTCGGCCAGCACCTTCTGGTACTCGTGGTAGCCATCGGTCTTGGGCGTCAGCAGCAACTGGCGCGCGCCCGTGTTCACCTTGGGCCGCTTGTCGCCCAGGATCGCGGCCAAGTCATCGGCCGTCAGCACGTCGGCGAACTGGCGAAACGCCATCGTCAGGTCGCCCACGTTCACGAAGCGCTGAAAGCGCGTCACCGGGGAATACTTGCCATCGGCCCCGGCCTCCAGCGCCGTCACCTCGCGGCCGTACTGCGCGGCCCAGGAATCGAAGTCGGTCAGCCCGCGCTCCTCCAGGCCTTCGGGCGCCATGAAGCGCTGCAGGCTGTACAGCTCGGCGATCGTGTTGGTGATGGGCGTTCCCGAGGCCATCACCAGATTGCGCTTGGGGTTCTTCTCGGCAAGGTAGCGCACCTTGGCGTACATGTCCAAGGCCATGGCGCTGCCGTCGCTGCTCAGGCCCTTGACCTTGCGCGAGGTGGCGTAGTCCAGCTTGCGGTAGCCGTGCGCCTCATCGACGTACAGCATGTCCACGCCCAGCTCGTCGAACATGACGTTCTTGTCCTTGCCCTCGCTCGACATGGCCGCCTGCAGCCGGGTTTCCAGCTTCTCGATCTTGGCCTGAATCTGCTTGACCGTCGGATCGCGCGACTTCTGCCCCGGCTTGAGGCTCGGATCGGCATCGTGCAGCGAGGCCTCCAGCTGGTCAAGCTGCTCCTGGATGATCTTGGCCTTGAACTCGGGGGCCAGGTCAAGAATCTTGAATGCCGACTGGGTGATGATCACCCCGTCCAGGTCGGACAGCGCCACGCGCGACACGAAGCGGCGGCGGTTGTTGGTGTGAAAGTTCTCCTCGTCGGCCACCATCAGGCGCGCGGCCGGGTACAGCTGCATCCACTCCGACGCGAACTGCTGCAGCATGTGGTTGGGCACCACGAACATGGGCTTCTTGATCAGCCCCAGGCGCTTTTGCTCCATGGCGCTGATCACCATTTGCCAGGTCTTGCCCGATCCAACGGCGTGGGCCAGATAGGTGTTGCCCGACTGGATGATGCGCCAGGCCCCGCGCTTGACGTGATCGAACACCGTGACCGTGCTGGTCGTGCCCGGCAGCGTCAGATGGCGGCCGTCGAAGCGGCGCGGCACCGTGGTGTTGAACTTGTCGTTGTACAGCTGCACCAGCTTGTCCGAGCGCTCGGGGTTCTCCCACACCCAGCCCTCAAACCGCTCACGCAGCGCCTTGAGTTTTTCGTTCGCGGCCTCGGTGGCCGCGTGATCCTTCACGGTCTTCTTGCTGCCGTCGGCGATCTCGGTGCGCGAGATGTCGATCGGCGTGCCCTTGAGCGCGTGCACCAGCAAATCGGCAATGTCGCGGTCACCCGTGCCCCAGTCGGCAATGGCCGCCGGGGTCTTGTGTCCATCGACCTTCTCCACCGACCATTCGCGCGTCGCCGTGTTGAAGTTGACCCTCACGGTCGTGCCGGCCAGGTCGTGCAGGAACTGTTCGTAGAACGGCGCCGGAACCCAGTTCATGCCCAGCCCGACGTTGATGTCGGCCGGGGTCTTCGGGGCCGGCTGCGCCGCTTCCAGCGCGGCAACGTTGCGCTCGTAGCGGGCGTCCGACTGCGCCGCGGCGCGCGCCTCGGCCAGCTTCTTCTTCACGTTGCCCGACAGGTATTCGTCAGCCATCTGCCAGCCCGCGCTCGGGTCTTGGTAGATCGCCGTGCCCATGGCCTCGATCGCGTCCTTCTGCGACAGGCCGACGGCATGGGCCACGGCCGCGATGTCCACCCGCCCCAGGTCATTGAGCGAGGTTAGCAGCGCGTCGTGCACCGTCTCGACCCGCGCGTGCACAGGCGCCTCCAGCACGCGCTTGGTGAGCGCGTCCGTGGTCGTGATCTGGCCGGTTTCCTCGTTGAAGCGCTCCAGCGCCAGCGTCAGGTAGGCGTCCGGGTCGGAGCGCAGCAACGCCTCCAGCGGGTGCCGATAGCGGGTGTCCTTGACCTTCACCGCCTCGCCGGTTTCCGGGTCGGTTTCGGTCGTCGTGACGGTGTAGGCCTTGGCCTGCAACAGCGGGCCGTGCTTGTCGGTGAACGCCTTGTAGGCCGCCTGCAGCGCGGCCAGGGACTGCTCCCAAGGCCCACCATTGAGCTGGTCATACTGGGCCTGCTTCACGGCGTCGCGCAGGGGCACATAGGCCTTCACGATCGCCTCGTCGGCCGGCTTCAAGCCCTCGACGCGCAGGCCGGCGCCGCCTTCGCGCTGCATCAGCACGCCCTTGTCGGTGACGTAGAAGTTGCCTTCCTTCTTCGCCGTCGGATTGAAGTCGATCTCGCGCACCTGCGCGGCCTGCGCGGCGCTGCCGATCTCGGCGCGGTACACGTCGGCCGGCAAGGTGGCCGCAGCCTTGGCAAAAGCGGCTTCGATGTCGCCCTCGCCCGGCAGCACCGTGTATTCGTTGGCCGCCCGCATGCTGCCCCGGCTGCTGTGCGTGCCCAACACCATCTCGGGGTGCGCGTGGAAATACTCGTTGACCGGGTAACTCTCGCCGTCCACCTGCATCGGCGTGGACTTGGCCCAGGGCTGCGCGTGCTCGAAGACTTCGCCCGGCACCTTCTTGCGCAGAAACAGCACGTCGGTGACCACCTCGGTGCCCGCGTTCTGCTTGAACGCCGTTTGCGGCATGCGGATGGCGCCCACCAGATCGGCGCGCTCGGCCAGGTAGGCCCGCGCCTTGTCGTCCAGCTTGTCCATGGTGTAGCGGCTGGTGACGAAGGCCATCAGGCCGCCCGGCTTTACGCGATCGATCGTCTTGGCAAAGAAGTAGTCGTGCAGCTTGAAGGCGTTGCGCTTGTACTCGTTGTCGTTCAGCACCGACATCGAGGCGAACGGCGGGTTGCCGATCGCCACGTCGTAGAAGTCCTTGGGCAGCGCCACGTTCTGATAGCCGTCGATGACGATGCGCTCGTCGGGCATCAGCTGCTTGAGCACGTTGCCGGTGAAGGTGTCGTACTCGATGCCGGTGTAGGTCGAATTGGCCGCCACGTCGGCCGGCATCAGGCCCGGGAACACGCCAATGCCGGCGCCCGGCTCCAGCACCGCGCCGCCCTTGAAGCCCATGCGCTGCATGGCCGCCCACATGGACTGCACCACCGCCTTGCTGGTGTAGTGGCCGTACTGCGTGGTGCGCGCGGCTTCCTTCCACTCAGTCGGCGTCATCGCCACCTTCAGGCGATCGCGCAGGGCGATCCAGCGTTGCACGCCCGCGTCCGGCTTGGCCGCGTCCAACTGCGCCCGCGTCACGCTCGGCGGGAACTCGTGCGGGGCGACTTTGCCCGCCGCGCGCAACACGCCCACCGCCTGGTAATAGCCCGGGTCGGCATATTGGCCGCGGTACTGTCCGCCCTTGGACAACGAGCCACGGCCCAGCTTGTCCATTTCCTTGCTGGCTGATTCGTACTCGCGCAGCGCCTGGGCCGGAGCGTTCAGCTTGTCGCCGAACAGGTTGTTGGCCAGCTCCGACGCGCCCCAGCCGACGAACTTGGCCAGCACGGCCTGTTCATCGGGCGTGGCCTGGCGCTTGTCGGCGATGAGGTCGCGCAGCAGCTCGACGGCGGCGACGTTGGCCTCGGCCTTCTTCGCCCACGAGCCGGTGTAGCTCAGGTCGTCGGGGCCTGAGAAGCTGTAGTTTCGCCCGGACTTGGCGGGGATGTCTCGGCTGACGGGAACGCCATCTGCGCGAGCGCGATTTCGGTGTGCGCCTGATCCAGCGCCGCGGCCCGCTTGGGCCGCTCCAGATCGGGCAGCGCCTGCATGTCGGGCTCCATCATCCGCTGCATCACCGCGTCGTGGATTTCCGCGTTCAGCGCGTCCGCCTGCTCCTTCACGAAGCTGGCCAGCTTGCCGCTGCGCTCCAGTTGCCGGTACAGCTGCGGCGCCTGCGCCTGCATCGCCCGGCGGACGGTTTCCTTCAGCACTGGCATCTTGGGCTCCAAACAGGTCGTTCTGCGAATTGTTGCGCGAGGCGCGATTTTGCGCTTGACTTTGTTGCGCGGCTGCACTAGTGGCGCTGCGTCCCGCGCCCTGGCCGGGTACAATGGAGGCATCGGAGGAACCCATGAAAGTCCCTGACAAATTCCCGCCCGGCTGCGTTTTCGGCATGGATCGCGCCGACGGCGACGGCATCGAGCGGTCGTATGTCGAGTTCCCGGACGGCAAGCGGTTCTGGCTTGACGAGAAAGCCCCCTGGGAAGGGCTCAAACCCGCCAACGGGTTCTGGCCAGCCGACTGGTCTCGCATGACCGAAGAGGAATTTCTCGCCGCAGCCCGCGCCTCGGCGTAAAACGCCAGGCTCGCCGCATTCACCACGTCAAACGTCGCGCTACCTTTCGGTTCAGCGCGAAGCACCTCATATAGCTTGTGCCCCTGCGCGCCCTTGGCGGCCAACATGTCGGGGGTGTTGATCTGGATTTCCGCGATCGTGCCGTTGGGCATCACCACGTTGACCATGATGTCGCTGTAGCCGGCGTACTTCGCCGGGTCTTCTGGAGCCACATCCTCGCCTTGGGCGCGTAGCGGCACGTCGCCCGTGCGGTTCTTGGGCGCGCGCAGCAGCTTGAACTCACTCTCGATCGCATCCACCACGGCCTGGGCATCGGCGTAGCTGCGCACCACGATCGTCGAACGCAGCAAGTCCTTCATGCCACCGACGTCGAATTTTTCCTCGACCAGCTTCTCGGCACCGCGCTTCAGGCCCTTGAGAGGCGCCAACTGCTGCCCCAGCGCTCCGACGCGCTGGGCGATGTCGATCACTTTCTGATCGAACTCAGCCTTCGCTTCGGCCGCCTTCGCCAGAACCGGTGCCAGCAAAGACTCGGCGCGTGCGCGATCTTCGACACTAAGCGCAGGCGCTGCATCATTTCGTTTTTCCGGCTGATGCTCGGCAATCACCTTGTCGGCCGCCGCCAGCGCCTCCTTGGGCATGAACGATTCGACCGCCGGCGGGCTGTAGTTGTCGCGCGCCGTGTCGTAGTTCGCCGCGCTGACGCGCCCACGATCCGACGCTCGAATGCCCTGCCGCCGATCAAACGCCGCCTTTTCGTCCGCGCTCAACTGCGCATAGGGCCGCGCCTCGGGCAGACCGAACATGTCGCCCTGCACCGCCTCGCTGGCCTGCTCCGGGCTGTCGAACAGCCCGCCCTGGGCCGGTGGCTCGCTCATGGCCTCCAGCGCCTGCTCGGCCGCCTTGCGAAAGCTCATCGGCTCGACCTTGTTGACCAGCTTCTTGGTTGCCGGGTTCGCGCGCAGCTGGTCCTTCACCCAGCGCGTGGCCGCCTTCAGATCGGTGCCCACGATGCGGATGGCGGCATCGAACAGCCGCGCCAGCACTGGCATCAGATCGGCGTCCTTCTCGGGCACCAGGGCCGCGCGCTGCCACTTGGTGGCGATGTCGGCCAGATCGGCCATGGCGGCCTTGAAGTCCTGCACCGCTTCGCGCCGGCTGGCGTTCGGGTCGTTGGCCGCGCCTTCGCTGCGCTGCACACTCGGGAACTCGTGCGCCACCGCCAGCAGCTCACGCATCGGCGCGTTCAGGGTGATGACCGGGATGTCCTGGTTGGCGACGGCGTGCGCCATCCACTGGTGGTGTCCGTCCAGCACGTAGCCATCGGACGACACCAGAACGGAGCGACCCGATCCGAGCCCCTTCTTCAGGAACCCCTCGACCTTGGCCATGGAGAACTCGGCCTGCGTCGGCTTGAGTTTGGCAGCGTCAACCTCGTGCTGCTCGCTGGCCTCGATGCCGCGGCCCTTCAGGAACTGGATGAATGCTCCCCGATGCTCGCCCTTGATCTGCGGCATCTCGGCGCGCGGAATGCCCAGGCTGCCCATGTCGGGCGGGAAGGTGCGCCATTGACCGGTCGGCGACGGCTGCTTGTCTACTGCGGCTTCGGATCGGGCAGGCCCATCGACTTGATCGCCATGGCCACGGCGCGCTTCATCCGGGCGCTGGACTCGACCTTCAGGGCCAGCTTGCGCACGGCCTTGATCGCCCGCTGCATCTGCTGCGGATCGGGTTGCGGTTGCGGGATTGCCATCGAGCAGTTCTCCTTGCGCGTCCTGGCGCGCGGCAGTCATCAGATCGCCCTTGGCGGGCGGCTGCTTCTCGCCCAGGAGCGAGCCTTGGTTGGGGTCGCCGGCCTGATCCAGCGCAGCATAGTAGGCGCGCACGAAATCGGCAATGCGCCGCGGCCGGCGGATGTTGTCGGCCAGGAATTGCAGCAGATCGCGGACCTCGGTCGAGTATTCGCCGAACATGCCGACCTGCGCGATGGCGTCCTGCACGCTGGTGCCGGCGTCTTTCAGGCGCGACAGCTCGGTCACGGCAGCCATCAGGTCAGGGGTGATGTCCACGTCGAAGCGCGCGCCCGCGTCGATCGCGCTGCGCATTTTTGCCACCTCGGGCGCCGCCATCACCAGCGCCTTGCTGATGTTGCGCAGGTTGTCGTCCATGCTTTCGGTCAGGCGCTGCAACACCGGCGAATCGCCGTAGGCCTTGGCCAGAACGGCATTGCGCACGCGCGCGTAGCCCGCCGTGGACAGCGCGCCCGACGAATCCACCATGCCGGCCTGCTCGGTCATCGGCAGGCGCGCCATGAAGCGGCGGATGAAGTCGCGCGAGGTGGCAAAGTCGCCATCGTCGTTGGGCGTCAAGTCCTCCATGTTGTCGATGCGCTGCGCGTCCGAGCGCGCCTGCTCCGACGGCGACATGGCGGCCACCGTGCTGGCGTTGGCCTGGCGCGCGAACTCGGCACGATCCACGGGTGTGTCGCGCACGCGCACCAGCACCGGGTTCTTCAGCGCCCCCACCTGCTCAGCGCTCAGGCCGAACTGGTTGGCGTTGTCGCTCAGGAACTGGCGGTACTCGGCCGCCTTCTGGCCGTTGGCCTCGTAGGCGCGCATCAGGGCGATCGTGCGGGCGTTGCCCGACTCCACCACGCCGTCGGCGCCGATGATCGGCGCGCCAGTGGCGGCATCCGCACTCATGCCCAGGCGGGCCGGGTCAAGTTTGTTGACGATGCCCGAAATCTGCGCTTCGCTGGCGGCGCGGTCACGCTCGCGCGGCTGCAGCTCCTGCGGGTAGGCGCCGTTCTTGTTCAGCAGCGAGTTGTGGCTGGTCACCAGCGCATCGGCATCCACGAGCGCATAGCGGCCATCCAGCCGCACGCCGGATTCGGTGGCGAAGCTGGTGGGGTGGCCGTACTCGGGTTTGGGCCAGTCGCGGGCCAGCTGGTCACGCTCGCCGCGCAGCGCCGCGATCTGGCTTTGCAAATCGGCCCGCTCGGTGTCGAAGGCGGGGCCGTACTCGGGCTTGTTCAGGTCGTTCCAGCGGCTTTGCAGCGCCTGGGCCTGCTTGTCCAGCGCGGACACCTTGTCCACGTCCGCGGCCTCGCGCGGCTGTAGGGCCTCGGCCGCGGCGTCGGTTTCGGTGCTGGCGATGTCGCTTTCGGCCGCCGGCTTTGTCGCTGGGCTTGCCGCGGGCGCCGCGCCGCCCGCGCGGCTGTCCCAGTTGGCAATCGCCTGCGCCTTGGTCAGACCTTCCAGGTACGGGTTCGCCCGCATCTGCGACGGCGACAAGATGTTGCTCATCAACGCGTCGTCGCCCGCCTTGGCAAAGTCGATGGCCCGGCCGGAGCCGAAGTGGTGCGCCGCGTACAGGGTGTGCTCGTTCACCGGCTGCCCGGCCGCCCGCAGGCGCGCGGAATTCTCGCTGTCCAGCACGCGCACCATTTCGGTGGACTTGCCAGCATCGGTACGCGCGGCCAAAATTTGGTCGCGGCTCAGGCCTTCGGCCCAGGCCGGCTTGGCTTTTTCGACCATCGCCAGCCACGTGCCCTCGGTGAACTGGTGCAGGCCGGTGGCCGAGCTGTTCGGGTTCTTGGCATCGGCCCGGCCGCCAGATTCCAGCGCTGTGCGGTACTGGTCATACCTGGCGTAGTCGAACGCGCCGCCAGCGGGGTCTTTGGATACCGTGCCATCAGGGAATCGAATGTCCATGGCCACGTCGGCCGGCGGCGCGGCAGGCGGGGTCGCCGGCTTGGTTCCGTCCGGGTTCAGCCCGCGCGAGGCGTTGTACTGCTGGCGCGCGTAGCCGCCCACCGACCCAGGCCCGGACATGGCCAGGCCGGCCGCAGCGTTCTGCACAAACGAGCCACCCGGGTCGTAGGCGTTGGTCTTGTCGGCCGGCAACATCGCCCGATGCTGCACATAGTCCTCGCCCATCCCCTGGGCGGATTCCTCGGCCGTTTCCTTGGCCGGCATCTTGAGCAGCGCGTCCTTGGCGCCCAACTTGTTGCCGGCGATCATTTGCGCTTCCAGGTTGCCGAACACCCGGTTGGTGACAGTCGATCCCAGCGCGGTTGCCGCCGATGTCAGCAAGGACGCCGACGTGCTCACCTCGTTGGCCAGCGTGTCGCGCGCCAGCGCTGGCGTCATGCCGGGTTGCGACATCAACTCCTGATAGCGCGGCGAATTTTCGGCAAGCTGCGCATGTGGCGTTGCAAGGATGTTGGATCGGATGCCCTCGCGCGCCTGACTGCCAGACAGCGCCGCCTCCGAAGCTGTGCCGACAGCGCCAGCGCTGCGCGTGGCCAGCGCCAGCGCGGCCTCGTCGCTCATGCCGGCAACCTTGCCGAGCGCGCCAGCAGCGCGCGCGGCCCCGCTGCTCATCCCGATGCCGGTCGCCATGGCAGGGGCCGATTGCATCAGGTTGCCATAGAACGCCAGCGGGTTGTCCTTGATGGCCTTGGCGTTCTCCCAAAAGCCCTGCGCCTTGGACATCTCCCCTTCCTGGCGCACCAACTCCGGGTTGAACTCCTTGTCGAAGTCCTGAAGCATCTGACCGCGCTCGCGCGCGGCGTCGCGCAACGCCATCGTCCCACGCGCCAGCGGGTTGTTCAGGGCGTTCTGCTGGGCCTTGGCCTCGGCCGCGGCGGCGTCATCCTGCGCCAACTCCTGCAACGTTGGGTTGATGTCGCCCGGGAGCCAGCGATCGGCCAGCGCCGCCGCGCCCGTCAGCATGGCGCGCGTCTTGGCCACCGGCGCCGACACGGTATCGGCCATGCCGGCGATCGCCTGCATACTGCCTTGGCCCGCCTTGCTCAGGCCCGCCAGGGTGTAGTCGCGCACGGTATCCAGCACGCCGCCTTTGGTCACATCGGACGGCTTGCCCCAATCCTGCTCCCAAGGGGCTTTGTCGTTCGCCTGCGGCGCGGCGCCGCTCCAGTCTTGTTCCCAGGGGTTGGTCATGTCCACGCGCCTTTACTTCGCAGGTTCCCAGTTGGCCTTGTCATTCGGATTGCCGCCCTTGAAGCGGAATCCGCTCACCACGGCGCCGGCGGTCGGCCCGGTTCGTCTGCCAGTGACGCTGGATGGCGTGACGGCTTGCGGGTTGGACGTGCTCGGCTTGCCGAACTGGGCCATGTACGCCATGAATTGATCGGCGACCGCCTCCGCTTTCTTGGCGTCGCCAAAATTGGCCGTGAGCGCTGCCTTGTAGACATCGGCGCGCAGCTTGTCGGGCGATGCTTCCTTGCTCGACATGGAGCGCTCCAGCGCCGTTTTCATGTCGGGGGCAACACCGAACTTCACCATGGCGCTGGCCAACTTCACCTCGGCCGGCGCGTTCTTGTCCACCAGGCCATCCATCACGCGCAGGCCGGCCGCCTTTACCTCGTCGTCGCTCGCGTTCGGGTTCTTGGCCTTGTACAGCCGCTCCACCACACCGCGGGTTTCGGCTTCCGTGGCCGCCTTGCGCTGCAAGTCGGCGGTTTGCTGCTGCATGTGCACGGCATTCGCGCCAGCGGTCAGCGCCTGGTTCGCGTCCTGGTTCTGCATGTGCGTGATCTGCGCGCCCTGGTACTTCTGCTTTTGCCCGAACTCAGCCATCTTGAGCTGCGTTTGCCAAGCCCCGGCAGCCGCGCCGGCCAAGTCCTTGTCGATCCCGGCGATGGTTTGCAGCGCGGCCGGATCGGCGCGGCTGAACTGGTTCTGCGCCACGGCCAGTTGCCCAAGCTGGGCCGGCGACAGATTCACCGCCTTGTTGCCGATCGAGCCGACAAAGTTGCCGGTCGTATTGTCGAAGTCCAGGCTGGCGCCCGGCACGCTTTGCTTGACCAGGCCGACCAGCGCCTGCGCCTGCGGTCCCGTCGGGTCTTTCATCACGGCAGCGGCGGCGGCCATGTCCTCCTGCCCGTACTTGGCTTGCATCCTCGCCTGCCCCAGGCGCTCGATGGCGCCGGCATCGCGCGAGGCCAGGGCAATGCGCTGCAGGCCGCCGATGCGGTCCGCGTTGGTGGCGTCGCGCATGGCCACCGTGGGCGCGCCCTGCGCCGGAGCGCCGCCCGGATCGGCAAAGTTCGGGATCATCGACGACACCTTGCTGGGCGGGCCGCCGGCCGCCATCTCGGCATCGGCGATCTTGGTGGCCTCGGCGTCTACCGCGGCCTGTCCGCCTTGGCCCATGAGCTGCGTCACCTGCGACGGCGAGAACCCGCTGGCGTTCTTGTCCAGAACCTGCCCCGAGCCCTCCATCGCCGCATAGTCATCCATCGCCGCGTCGATGTTTCGCTGGCGCGTGCGCTCGCGTCCACGCTGCTCTGCCAGGTATTCAGCCGCCTCCTGCTCGCGCTTCTCGCGTGCGTCGGCTCGTTCCACGTCCTTCATTTTCAGGTACGTGCCCAGGCCGCCAGACACCAGGCCGGCAAGGAAATTGCTGTTGAAACCTCTACTCATGAGTTGGCCCCCTCGGTCAGTGGCTTGAATTGCTCGGTGATCGCGTCATGCACGCGCGCAACATGGCGCTCGAACCGCTGAAACGCCACCGGGTAGTGCTCGCGCAGGTACGGCAGGCGGCCGTCGTCCCACCAGGCCGTGCAGTGCAGGCAGTCGCTGCCGTGCGGCGCGCCAGCGGCGTAGACCGGCGACACCGGAAGCTGGTGATGCTCGATGTACTCGGCCACCTGCGCATCCGACCAGTCTTCGATCGGGTACAGGTACTCGAATTGATCGTCGCGCTCACCCGAGAGCACCGGAGGAACCACGTAGTCCGCCGCCCGCGTGCCGCGCACGATCAGGGTGATGCCGTCCGCCGCCATGCGCTCGTGCATCGGGCGCATGATGTTGGCCGTGCAGCAGGCAAAGCGATCAGAAATGGGCTCGCCATCCTTCACCAGCAAACCCATGGGCGTGCGCCCGGTCGGCACCACGTCGGAGGGGTTCCCCATGACCCGCCAGTACGTCGGTGCGTCGCTTCGGATGACCGTGAACGGCCGGCCAACCAGTTGTTCCATGGCGGCCGTGACGCCAAGCGTTTCAGGCCACGCATCCCCCGTGTTCAGGGTGTAGATCGCCATCTTGTCCCACAGCGGGCGCAGCACGTGCAGGGCAGCGGTGGAATCGCGCCCACCAGAGAACTGGAAGGCGATTCGGGTGTGACGGTTGAATGCCTCGGCGGCTGTTTCAAGAGCCGTCATTTCACATCGCAATCATGCCGATGGTCCCCAGGGCGCTGCCAAACATGCCGCCAGCCGCCGCGTCCTGCTGCTGCGCCTGCTGGTAGGCTTGGTTCTGCTGGCCCCAGATGTTGCCGGCATTGGCCGACATTGCGCCGGCCCCGCTGACAATCGCCTGACTGGGGGCCAGAATGCCGGCCTGGCCCTGCGACAGCGCCTGCTGCCCCATGCCGGCCACGCCCGCACCCACCCCGACCGAACTGGCCGACATCGACGGGTAGCCTGCCAAGACGTTGTTGGCCCGGTCGGTGAGCTGGTAGCCCTCCTGGCGCGCCTGCACACGGGCCTTGTTGCCGGCCGTGGCCAGCCCCAGCGCCTGCTGGGCCGCCATCTGGCCGCTCATCGCCGCCTGTCGGCCATCGTTCGGGTTCACGCCCATGCGCGCCATTTCGCGCTGGCTCTGGCCGCGCGCATTGGCAAACGCCTGGTTCACGTCGCCCATGGCCTCGCCGGCCAGCTCGGCGCGCCGATCCTCGGTGTTGAACGAATTGGCGTCTCGCACGATGGCGTTCTGGATGCCCGCCAGTTGCGCCCGCTTGCCCAGCGCGAACTCGCGGTCTTCCTGCGACTGCTGCCACAGCACCTTCGACCGGTCGATCGAGTCCTGCATCATCTGGCGCTGTTGCGGCGCCATGTCCTTCGATGCGTCGATCATGTACTGGATCGCCTGATCCTGAATACCCAAGCTCTTGATCTGAGCGTCGATCAAGCGCGGATCGGGAGCTGGAACGTCAGCGCCTTTACCCATAGCTGCAGTCCTCTTTGAGAAGTTGATTGATCAGCATCGGGCCGCCGTCGCGCGCCGCGCCGTCCAGGCGTCCGACCACAGTGAAGCCCAGGCGCCCCATGAACGCGATGGATTTCGAGTTGGATGCCTCGGCGCAGGCAAACAGCCGCGCACAGGCCATGTCGCGGAACACGTAGCCGAACACCGTCCGGGCAAAGCCTCGGGTCAGCCATTGCCCGTCGCCGGCCGCGTGAATCCAGGCCGCCGGCCCCGTCCAGCCGTACACCAGCACGCCGGCCACCAGCACCCCGTCGCGCTCCCAGCCGAAGGCCCGCATGCGCTCGCACACGTCCACCGGGACGCGCTCTTTCACAAAGCGGGCGATGCGCTCGAAGTCAAAGCTCAGGGGCATGGCCTGAAGTGGGCCATGCGGGAATCGGCGCGGTCTAGATTTTCAAGCCGCCGGCGCCACCGGCCAGGCGATATTCAACGGGTCTTGCTGCTCGGTCACGTCGCGCAGCGCCTGGCGATAGGCCAACCACGCGGGCGGCACTGGCTCGCTGCGGTCGGCTGCGCGCAAAACAACCCAGTCGGACTGGATTAGCAGAGCGTCGCGCTTATGGCGCACAACAGCCCAAGCAGTAGACACATCAAGCACCCAATTTTTGGTGATGTAGTCAAACCGATGGTGCGGGCTGGGCTGTGGCGGCATGTGCTGCACCCCGTTATCCCAATAGCACAAATCAATCTCGCCTGGCGGCGCTGGCACTGTTTTGTGTGTGTCAGGGCTATAGCCGACCAATGACGTGATACTCCCGCGCATATCCCCGGCAAACAAAATGCGCCCCTGCGCGTCCACCTGCACAAAATACGTCATCGCTTGCCCCCGGTGGCGGTCATCATGGAGTTTTTGAACACCAGCTCTTTGTTGTCACCGTTGTAGTTTGGGATGATCGTGATGCCAAGGTAATACGTCGTCGTTCGGTTCAACGGAGCGGCGTCAAAAACCGTAATCGACGCCACCCAAGGGTCAAACGTCTTGCCCGCGATGTGAATTTTTTTGTTCTCGACCACCGCGCCATCGTCGCGCACCACGCTCATTTCGGCCCACCCGGCGGCTGGCGGAGTGGGGTCACTGGATGTGACCGAGGTGGCCCCTGTAATCACCACCCCACTTGAATCTGGTGGCATAGGGTCAACCACAACAAGGGCAATCGCGTCGGCCGTCGAAACCGTTTTGCTGGCCCCCAATCCTGCACGCAATGCAGTTACCGCCCCGCCCCGCACGCGCAGCGTGTCGATTGACGCATTTCCCACGAACGCACTGCCGATGTAGGCGTTGCCAATCGCTGCCGAGTCGATGAACGTCGAAATATTGGTGGCGTTGATCTTGCTTAGAGCGTGAACGAAGTCACTGGTTTTCAACTTCACGCCATCGACAGTCACATCGCTATAAATATCAGACCACCCGATGTTGACGGTATCCCGCGTCGCCAGCGATCCCAGCCCGTTGACTCGCCCGACGTTTAGATTGACGCCGGATGAAAAAATAACATTCCCCGCGTTGTCCCGTATATCGAGCCCGTTGGTGTTGATCTTCTGCGCCGCAATCGATCCGTCCACCACCACGTTCCCGTTAATGAACATCCCGGCGTCCAGCCACGCAGACCCGTTCCAGGTCTTGGTGACGGAGCCGATGGTGGCTGTGTCGCCGATCACCAGGAAGTTGCTGTTGGTCGGGCTGCCCGATTTGCCGATCTTGCTCCAGACGAGCTGGCGCGCGACCGTGTCACTCCATGCACCCGAGGTCTGCAGCACCGACACCGAGCCGCGCAGGCCGTCGATCAGCGTCTTGCCTCCGGTATCCACTCGCATCGAGCCGCGCACGTAGACGGTCGAGTTCAAGTAGATGCCGTTGGCATCGACCCCGAACGGAATCTTGGAGTTGTCCGGCGTGTTGGTCAGGCCGCCGGTGTAGGTGCTCGGGTCGACGATGGCGAACTTGTCGGCCGCGATGATGAAGGCGCTGCTGGGCACGCCGTCGACCTCGGTGGCCGCGATGCCGAAGCCAGCCAGCGCACCACCAGCCTGCACCTTCAGGGTGTACTGCGCGTTCAGGCCGGCGACCCGGTCGGCCGTCACCGTCATCTGCTCTTCCAGCAGGACGCGCCCCGGCTTGCCGTCCTGGTAGTAGTTGCCCAGGCTGGCCTCCAGCTGGGTGATCTTGCCGGCCTGCGCGCGGTTGGTTTCGCTCACCGCCCAGCGCGTCTCGCGCACCCCGGCCGCCGCCTGGTCCACCATCGAGGTCAGCGTATCCACCTGGATCGCCATCGAGGTGTAGCGCTCGTTGATGATCTTTTCCACCCGCGTGATGGCCGTGCCGCGCTTGGCCGCCTCCTCCGACAGGCTCAGGCTCACGTAGTCGCGCACCGCCTGTGGCAGGTCATCAAACCGGCTCGGGTCGTCCAGGCGCTTCTTCAGGTCCTGATACAGCTTGGTGGCCCGAATCAAGTCCTCGAATTTCTTGATTGCCAGCGTCGCCGACAGGCCGCCGCCCAGCGGCACCGTCACGCTGTCGGGCCCGTCCTGCTTGTTCTTGTCCTTGAGAAAGTTGACCGCCATCTCGATGTTCTTGATCTGGCGCTGCGTCACCACCCGCTCGGCATCGTTGCCGCGCGCACCCTCGCGCACCTCCAGCCGCTCCGACACCGCATCCACCCAGCGCGCCATGGCCGCGTCGTCCAAGGTTGGGCGCACCAGGCCCGGCAGCTTGGCCACGCCCGTATCGGGCTGCGCCGACAGTGCCCGGCGATCTTGCAGCTTGATCGAGGTGTTGATGTCCGCCATCAGTCAGCCCCCTTCAGCTCGGCTGTGCTGGTGGCCATGAACACCTTGGTCAGGCGCGCGCGGCTCACCACCTCCACCTCCTGCTCCAGCCAGCGGCCCGGCGGCAGGCGCTTGGGTTCGATGCCGTCTAGCACCGCCGTGTGACGCAACTGCCCATCGCCGTACCAGCGCACCTGCACGGGATTCGACGGGCTCTGGTCGCCATCGGCCTGCACCCAGGCCAGCGGCGCCTGGGCCTGCATCACCATCGTGCCCGAGCGCCAGCGCCCCTCGCGCCGGCCGCCCGCAAACAGTTTGACCACGTTCGCGCCCACGGCGGCAAACAAGTGGTCAGCCAGGATGTCGCGGCACACCGCCGTCACCGGCGCATCCGTCACGCGTCCCAGCTTCTTGGCCAGAAAATCCAGCGCCCAGCAGCCCGCGCCCGTCCAGAAGTAGTACACCCCCTCGTGCTCGGCCGCCACGATCGAGCCGGGGTTCAGCGCCTGCCAGTCCTCGCGCGAGAAAAAGCCCTGCGTCAGCACCTCCACGCCGCGCGCGCTGGCCAGGCACAGGCCGTCCGGGCTGGCATACACCACGCCATCCCCCACGCCCACGATCGAACGGCGCGCCACGCAGGCCTGAAAGTGCGGCAGCTTCTGCGCCGACATGCTGGCCGAGTCCGCGCCGCTGATCAGGTACGGATGCCCCATCGTGCCCACGAACAGCGTCTGTCCAAACGCCCCCAGCCCGACGATCGGGTGCTCGGTCGTGATCTGGTACTCCACCGGCCAGGCATAGGGGTGGTAGGGGTGGCAGAACGCCACGTAGTTGTCGATGAAGCCCGCCAGGATGCCGTTGGGCATGCCGACCAGCCCGCGCAGGTACGGGTCAGGCCCCTTGGGCGGCTTGATCGCTGCCGCGCTGCCCTGATCCAAGCGCACCGGCGGTTCAGCCCAGGTGAACGTCGGGCACGGCTCGCCCAACTGCTCGCCCTTCAGCGCGTCGGTGTAGCTCAGGGTTGTGACCAGGAACTCATCGACGAACTGAAACGCCGCCGACTGCGATCCCACGTTCGAGCGGTACAGCCGCCACTTCTGCACGTTGCGCCCGGCCGGCGGCGCGGCCACCGTCACCGTCACCTGGTCGTTCTGGTCAACCTCCAGCATCTCTGACACCTCGGACGGTTGCGACTCCTCGCCCCAATCTGTCACGTATGTGGCCACGTAAAAGCGCGTGTCGATGATGCGGTCCGGGTCCACCTTGATCATCGCCTCGCCATCCTCGCCACCAAACAACGGCTCGCCGTCGATCATCGACTGGATCAGATCGCCAATCTTGTCCTTGCGCCGAAAGTATTCCGCCTCGATGTCGTTGGACAACGCCTCAGCCCTGATGCGCACTGTCTGCAGCGCTGCAACCGTGTCCGCCGCGCTTTGCGCCTGCGCCCCGCCGGCGGCCTGCCAATCAGCCAGCGCCGCACGATAAGCCGCCATGTCGGCGTCGTACTGCACCCAGGCCGGCGTGCGCACGTAGCCCTCGTCCGGCTGCGACACAAACTCAGGCCCGGCTGGCTTTGTCGGCTCGACCGGGCGCGGCGTGGCCGCGCCAGCCGCGGAGGACATGAGGTCCGAAAATTTCTGCCCCTGTGCCGTCAAGTCCGTGCGACGGGCCTTGAGGCTGTCGCCTTCCGGGTCAAACAGCGCCGCCAGCTTGTCGGTCAGCTTGTCGGCCTGCTCCGACGTGAACGCCGCATCCCCGCTTGGCAGGGTGATTGCCTGCACCGCAGTCTTCAGTCCGGGCTTGTCCGTCACGCGCCCCCACATCGGCAGCAGTTCAATATTCACCGCCCATTGCCCGCCGCCGGCGTCCCATCCAGCCAGCTCCGGGCTCGTCAGGCCCAGCGCCTCGGCCTCGACGCGCGTGCGCGTCTTGTACACGAGCCACGGCTCGTCAGGCTTGACCGACATACCAAACAGGCTTGTTGACCCCGCCACCGACTGGCCGCCGCTCACGCGCGCCTCAACCAGACGATCCGCCAGCGCGGTCTTCAGGGCCGGGATCAAGTCCTTGGACAGCCAGGTCAGCGCGTCATCCATCGTGAACTGCGCCACCGCCACCAGCGTCACCCCTGGCTTGGGCGGCTTGGGCACGCCCAGCACCCGGTCGGCGCCCTTGGCGTCGATCACGCGCGGCGCCTGGGTGCCATCAGCCCACGTCACCGCCGTGCGCTCCGTGGCATCGTCGTTGAGCTGGCCCTTGACGTAGTTCTTCTCGGCCGCCTCCACGATCCACCCGCTCGTATCGTCGTTGGCGCGCAGGCTGCCGTCGGCGTTGCGGCTCAGGCGGTACAGCGTCTTGGCGCCGGCCAGCCCAGCCGCCGCCGTCACATCGCCCAGCAAAGGACGAAACTCGGTCGCTGTCGCCAGCAAGTTCTCGTTGGCTTGCGCGCCATTGCCGCCCAGCGCGCGCGCCGGCATGCGCGGCATTTCGCCGGCAAAGTTCTTGATCTGAATGACAGCCATCGTATCGTCCTCTCAATACCAACGAAAACCGACTTCCATGCTCAGCCAGATCAGCGCCAGCATGTGCTCGCCGTCCTCGTGCTTGATCATGCCGATCGTTGGAAGAACGAACCAAGCGTCGCCGGTCAGTTGTGCGTATGGGGTCATTTTTGGGCGCCCGTCAGCGCATCGGCGCTGCGCTCGCAGGTGAGTCCACGGGCGCGGAGTTCGTCAGCAAATCGGCCGACCTGCTCAAGCTCTCGCGTATGCCTTGCGAGCAGCTCGGCTGGCAGATCGGCGGCACGGGAATCAAGCTCACCCGCGCTTCGCTGGGAAGCGACGGCACCTGCGGTGGCACGGGCGGCGGCGCGATAACGTGCGAGGGCTGCGCGCATGCGCTCACCAGCAGCGTGAGCAGCGTCAGCATCAGCATGCGCGGCAGCAATCTTTTCTCGACCATCTCGGGCCTCCTTGTCAAAAGCATCTCGCCACGCCGTCTCAGTGGCGCGGAACTCGGTTTCAGCTTTCGCTGTCTTGGCGCTGATCTCGGCCAGCACCACGGCATAGTGGGCGTGCACGGCTCGTTCAGCCGCGTGCACACGCGACAGGTGCCACCAGCCGGCCAAGGCCAGCAAGGCGGCGACCAGGCCGGCGGCGATGTAAGCGCGGACGGGGATCATTGCGCCACCCCGAACCATGCTTGATGCAGCGCCTGGGAGCCGCCTTCGCGCGCGGTGATGCCCAGCTTGCCGCAGCGCGCGCCGATGGCGCCTGGATCGCGCCCCAGCATGCGGCACAGCTCGGCCAAGCTCATGCGGTCGAAGTTGTCGCGCAGCAACGCGTCATCGAACCGCGTCCAGAAGTTGCGTCGTCCACCACGTCGCTCTGGCTTCATTGCATGCTCCCACCGCAGACCAGCATGGCCTCGCGCTCGTACTGCGCCACCACACAATCGGCCGCGTGCTGCAGGCCGACAACC